AGGAAACTACCCAATACTTAAAGAACATTGCCTTCGAACTTCAAAATCTTATTAAAGGAGAAAACACTAATTTAGAAAATGAAGTGTTTGACTTAACTAAAGGATTTTACTGTAAGTTTTTAGAAGGTGTTTATGGGAGATCCTTTATTCATGTTGGGCAATAGCGTATTTTTAAAGCTGGCAGACAAGTAGTAGTTGCAGAACAAAATGTTAAAATATCAGAACTTTTAGATGCTATTAGTGAGGATGGTTCTGATTTAGGAAGACTTCTTGGGGCTATGTATAATTCTTCAGATGCTATAAACCAAATAGTATTTAAAGCATATAAAGCTGCAGAAACAGAGGCAGCAGTAAGAACAATATCTTTACATGATTAGTTACGTGCTTTAAAGAAACGTGCAAACTCTATTAATATGTCTAATAGTGAATTTTATGAAGTAGATGAAAAGGGTCATTATACCGGGAATTTTCTTGATTTATATAACTATGGTAAGTATGAACGAGAATATGATGAAATGAAATTAGAATTTAAAAAGAAATTTGCTGAAAAATATAAAGATTATTATGATGAGCGTGATTTAGCAATTAAATTTTCTACAGAATTTGCAGAAGCCAGACATGAGTTTCTAAGGAAAACACACAATCAAAAAGAACTGCCGGGAGGAAAGATTATATGGGTACTCAAAGATGAATATGTAAACAAAGAATATTTAAGAAAGTTTGGATATAATGAATTATATGACTATGATGATTTATATACCTAGATTTTCAATAAAGGGCATGAAGGCACTTTATCTGAAAAAGAATAGTTACTTTTTGATATTAAAAAACTAAAAAGAGAACTAGATAGAGAGCTTCCTTAGGGAAGCACTGTTTCTAACAGAGCCCCCCAATTTAAAACTAGTTTATTTCATAGAATGGGTAATGCCTTTATAGGTAATGATAATATTGTCATTAAAGGTAAAAATGCAATACTGGCAGGATTAAATGCTTGTGGTGCAACATTTGTAATGAATGCAACTGAGGGGGACTTTGGTAGTGATATGCATAATACAGATGATGACTTTTAGATGATAAAAAATCCTTATTATGATGATTATATGCGCCTTGACAGACTTCCTTTATATGGTATAAAAAAAGTATAGAAGTACACTCAATTTTCTACTGACATTTGGAATGGACTAGCTATGTATGGAAACATGGCATATAAATATACAGCAAAAGATAAAATTATAAATGTATTAGAACTAGGAAAGTCAGTATTAGGTAACCGAAAAATAGGCGGATATGAATAGTCTATTATTGATGGTGCTAAACTTTTAGCTAAAGATGGTGGAAGATACAAAAAAGAAAGTATTAATCCTAAATTAAACTATTTAGAAGAAACACGTGTTGAAGGAACCGGAATAAATACAGATGCTCTGCTTAATTCTGTTGAAACTCCAAATTACTATAAAAGATATTTGGCATTTTTGGATAGATAGATGTACCAACATCCTTATATGAAAAAGTCATTACGTGATGTAGCAAAAGTTTATGGACAAAATTGGCTTGCAACAGTATTTGGTGCAGGTGGGGGCAGCAAAACAGTATAGAATATTATACATGGTACCAATAAACTAACTGGAATAGTGGCACTTGGAGGTAATGCAGGTGTAGCACTTGTCAGTTTAGCAGACGGTTTAGTTGAAATAATAAAAGAGGCAGGTGCACATGAAAATTTTACACAAGCATCATTATTAGAAGCTATAACAATTTTTGCAAGAATGAATATAGGTAATACTGCTGCATCTATAGGACTAAGTATTCCAATATTAAATGTAGCCTCTAATACTAAATTTAATGGCTCTGATCTCCATTTACTAAATAGATTTTGGGAAATAGCAACAACAGCAGAAGACGAAGTAAAAAAATGGAATACACAAAATCTTCCCTCTATTGACGCTCTAGCTATGAAAATGTTGTATTCTGGAATGTCTGCCGGTACTCTGGCTATGAATATGATTCCTGCAATAGCAATGTTAAGAACCAATTATATTTATACGGATAAGGGAGAAAAAATCTCGTTATTTGAGTGGTCTATGAAATATGCTAAATAGAACGAAACTACTAGCATTGTTGATAAAAATTTTAAAGTTGCATCTATGAGTATGCCAAAAGGTAATTTTTTTAGAAATGCTGAAGATGCGGTTAGATATGACATCTTAAATACAGCTAAGAAACATTTAAATGATTTTATAGAATCAGAAGATGAGGCTGTTAAAGATTTTACATTTAATGAAACACAGTTAGACTTAATAAGAAACGAGAGTGGAGACTCTTTACGTAAGTTAGATATATAGGAAGATTCTAATGGAGATTATACTGTAAATTTAACAAAAGATTAGGCAAAAGAATTTCTTAAACATACTGAATTTACAATAGATAAACTAACTTGGGGCGTTAAAGATATGGCGCAATTTAAAACATATATGCGGAGTGTGCTTAATAATATGCATGGTATGTATGACTTTGACAGCTCAAATGTTGCACAACAGACTATATTAGGCGGACTTTGGGCACATATGAAAGGATATGTTTTTGGATTAGTGCGCAGAAGATTTGCTACAAGTGGTTATAATATGTATGCTAAAAGTGATGATGGATTTGGAGGAGTTGTTGAAGGAAGTTTAGTTACAGCCTTTAAAGGGTTGACTTCCATATTTTACAACAGGAGAACATTTCTTAAATTTATGCTTGCTACATTTTTAGGTGCAGCCGATATTGCTGGCGGAGGTCTTATTAATTCAGCACTTAATAGACTGCATTTTGTAGACAGAGATTATCTTCAGGAATGGGGAACTAATATATTAATTAAAGAGGGGTTTTGTTAGCAAGCATACGCCAATATAAAAAGAACTATTGGAGATTATATTTTAGCACTACTTCTAAATATGGCCTTTGGTTATTTTAGTTAGCCGCCAGAAGATGATCCTTATTATGATTTGACATATAACAATCCTTGGGAATTTATAAATAGAGGAGCGATTAATGCTAAATATATAACCATCAAACAAGCTATAGAAGAGGCAAATTAGGCATATAAAGAAAATAGACTTCCAAAATATGAATGTTTTGGACGTACTTATGTTAGAATAACTGATTTAATAATGTATAAATTTGATGAAAATGGCGAATCACCGGAGTTGTGTACTGATGAAGAGTTACTTAAAAGGTTTGGAACACGACAAAATGTTGAGAGAATAAAGAAAATACGAACCAATGAACTTAGAGGTATAAATAGATATCATGATGTTAGGCCATTAGACACCAGAGCTTGTATAAGATATATAGTAGGAAGAGTTGCTAATGATAATAGTGCTTTTAATGATATATTCTTTTTAACAAATAAAGAGTCTGCTACTAGACGTGAATTAAAAGGTTTAGCAAATTTTGGTATGGAAATGATAGCTCCTGCTATGATATCTTAGCTTGGAGAGACTTTTTATATGTATGCTAGAACTTATAATTTAATAGGGGATGACTATAAATGGATGCATTCTGTTAAAGCTCTTGATGAGCATATAGATAGTTTTATATAGGATAATTATACAAAAAATGCTCCGTCTAAAAGCACAATTTTAGAGAATCTAATAACAATGTATAAAAAAGATCCAAATTGGGTTAGTAATTCAATATTCAAAGACGATACAGAAGTTTTAGATTATATGTTAGATAATAATTTATCAAAGTTGTCAGACTTAAATAGTTTGTTTGATGACACTTTTTACTCTAAAAATACTTATCCATATAAAAAGTATGATGCTAAAGTAGATAAACATATACAAAAGATGCTTCCTTTTGTACGTTCAATTTGGACAGCTTATAATGCTAAAGATTCTTTTGATTCATTTATGTTTGCATCTAGAAAATAATAATATATAAAACAATAATAAAGGCGAGGGTTTTCACTCTCGCCTTTATTTTTATTCACATTCTAACATCTATTCCTATGATTGAATACTTAACTAATCAAAATTAAATTTTCCGTCTTTTGCTCCAAATTTTTTAGCCAATTCTAATTTTCTTTGAGCATCTGTATTCCCCATTTCAGCATCGAATTCTAATGCTGCATAACCTCGTAAGGCATCGGTTGCCGCATCATAAGCATTTTCATGAGTGTCTTCTATTTCACCAAGACCCCCTATTGTTCTTTTGCGTCTTCTAACTTTTGTAATTTTTTCTTTAGACTCTTTTTGTTTGTCTTCTCCCCCTTCTCTTGTATTTGTAGGCCCTTCAGGTCCTTCCGGACTCTATGGAGGTGTTGGGGACTCATTGTCGTCTCTTTTAACAAGTGCTTTTTCCTCTTCTAAAAGATCATTAAACTATATAGAGACACTTTTTTCTGCTACTAATACTTCTCCGGCATCTTTGAATCTAGTTCCTTTATACTCTGTGTATGGAGAAGATTCATTTGCTCTATATAAAAGTGTGCCATTTTCTGTAGCTGCATAGCTTCCCTATTTAGCATAATTATAATCCGAGAATACGTGGAATATTTTAAGACCATTTCTAGCAAAGTTTGCCTATATACCTTTTGATTCTAAAAACTACTAAGCAAGCATTTTGTATATAGACACCTGCTACCCCCATCTATTTTTATGCTAATCTATGCCAGGGCTATGATGAGTTTTAAAGTCAAATATTACAATATCTCCTTCGGCATTATATGCTATTAGATCCAATGTTCCTGCAACAGGTATAGTACCAATTTGTTTTCCATCCTAATATACTGGAAGTACTCCGTTTACAGTAAAACCTCTAGATTCAAAATGATACCCCTATCTAATAAGATTATCTCTAAAGTTTATTGCTTTATCATATAATTGCTTCCATTCAAATTCTTGAGCAATTGATAACTAGGCAAAAAGTTCTTGAAGTTCCTAAGTAGATTTTCCATCATATTCTCCATCAAAAAGATTTCTTAAGAATGTATCTACAGCATTACCTACGTGTTCACTAGGAAGCGCCCAGGGATTATTTTCATCATACCTTTTAGGGTTCCCATCTTTATCTCTTTCTGACAGTCTATCAGCTGCAAGTATAGAGGTTACTCTAGCATGTGGATCTTTGCCTTCTCTAGTATAAAATTTTTCATCCTCAGTAAGTTGCCATTGTTTAGACTCTTCTTTTAAAATATTAAAAGCTTTCTAAGCTTCTCTTTGCGCTGCTTGTTGCTATAATAATTGCTACTAAATATTTTTTCCTTCTAAAGAAACTCCTGTGTCAGCATCTACCAGCCCATTGTTAGTTACCACTGCATCTCCTTTTGTAGTATTAGATTCGGCATTATCTGTATTTGTTATTTCAGTTCTAGTTGTGTCTATTATAGGGGCGTTATTTGTTTGCTAAGGGGCAGATAGTTGTATAACCGTAACATTAGTTTCAACTTTATTTGAATTTCCTCCTAATAATCCGTCATCATAAACAGTACTTAAATAAGTATGTGCAGCCTTAACAGCTTCTGCAGATGCTTCAATGTCCCCCATAAATGGAGATAATATTTTATCATCTATCTGCCAATTTACGTCTTTAATTAAAGAACCCCCATTATAGAAGAAGTTGGCTATTGTCTTTGCTACTTCCTGTGGAGTAAAGGGCTGGTCTGTAACAGTTGCTATTTGTTTATGTTCATTAGTAGCATTAGTTTTTAAAAATATATTAACTTGAGGTCCATTTTCTGTAACTTCAACCCCTAATATAAAAGAATAGTCTGTAGGAGAGAAATAAACACCATTGGCATTAACAAATGCTTTTGTAAACTATTCTGTAAGTTCTTCTAGTTTTTTAATACGAGATTCTTCATCCATACTTGCAAGCTCATTAGCATTGACAGTTTTAAAGAAAGCATTGAGTCTCTTTCCTATAAATGTAGCTCTACTATTAAATTCCTATCCTACTTCTCCACCATAAAACTATACATAAGCCTCCGGATTATTAAGTACATCTTCCACAACTTCTAATAATGTACGTCCTGTATATTTACTTCTAGCTTCATCTATTGCAGTAAAATCGTGTAGTCCTTCATTCTCATTACTACCTTCTATTCTTCTAAAAGAACGAGCACGTTGTTTTTTTAACTCTTCTTCAGTTTCTTTTCCAGTACGAGCCTCTCTTATATATTCAGAAATAAACTTATTTCTTGCAGCTTTATATGCCTGTGTTTGCATCAGCTCATATTTGGTCTTACCTTTATATTCAGGGTGCTACTGTAGTATTTCATTTATAGATCTATCTGAAGATGGGGTATAACCTTCTCCTAAAGCTATAACTGTTCTAGTCTATGATACTTTTTTGATATCACTTGTTATTGGAGTATTATCTTCATCTTGTATTAATTCGTCTGTTTCTTTAATATTTTGTCTGATATAAAAAGATCTTCCGGAACCATAAGCATTTCTTGCCTATACTTTGGTATTTCTAGTAGAACTTAAAGTAGAATTAAAGGAACTAGGCATTATTGCAATAGGCTAAAAGTTTTTAGGACCGTCTTTTGTTTCAAGTACTACTTTACCATTTTTATCCTCAACAACTGCAACCAATGGGGCATCTAATTCCTAAATATGCTCCTCTCGTCTTTCTGTTATAGCGCTGGGAGAGTAATAATATACTGTTTTACCCTGTATAGTTGCAGCATGGTCCTATAAATATTTTTCAACTTCATTGTCTTCCCAATACCTTACTAATGATTCAGAAGCATTCCCTGAACTAATGTATTCTTTCATAGATAAACCTACCATTGTAGAAGAATTGGCCAATCTAGATAATTCCTACAAATTATCTTTTGTATTAAACCATCTTTTGTTGTTTATATTAACTTGAGAATCTTCTATGTCTAACTATCTATCTATTGCTGCACTTCTTAGGTATTTCTACAACTTTTCCCCAACTTTCTATGATAAAGTCTTCTTTGTCTCCTATTTAGTGTTTGCTGCTTTTATAGACTCTTGGGTTTTCTTATAATTATCATAGTCGTTTAATATACCTAAAAGAACTTCACCATTTTTGGCTTCATTAGTATTTTCATCATTATTAGAAATGAGGGAGTTTGCCTACTTTCTTAATGCATTTAAAAAGTCAGCTTCAGACTCATATTCAAACTGCATTCCTCTAAATATATCAAAAAGAACTTGCCTCTGCTCATCGCTAACTTTGCCATTTGAGTTTATCTTATTATATATAAAAGTCTATGCCTATGAAAGCATACTAAATTCATCTTCAGATGTAGGTTCATTTTTTTTCTTCTTTTCCTCTTCCTTCTTCTTCTAATTTTCTTTTCTTTTCTTCCTATTCTCTCTTTGTTTTTGCTTTTTTGACTTAGATTCCTAAACAACTTCTTCTGACTCTTTAGCTGTTATCGGCTTTGCAACTTCTTTTGATGCTTCTGCTTCTTTAATACGTCTTTCAATTTCCTCCTAATAGGCATCCATAACATTATTATAGATGGACATAATTTCTTCTACAGAATCAAAACTCATTCTTTCATTTTCATCTTTGGTTTCCTAATCTATTTCATCTATAAATTCTTGGATTAAAAATTTTCCTGTCTCTTTATTAACTCCTTGCAAAGCATCTATTACAGCATCTCTGTCTGTAAGTGATACTCCCTTACTTCTTAAAAGCTGTAATGCTGAAAATAAAAGTTCTTGTTGCCTATCATCAATAGAACGTAATTTTGGGTCATTAACAATGAGTCTCATCATAGTCAACTAATCATCTCTGCCTTCAGAATATCTCTCATAGAACTCAGGACTCATATCACGTAAAACACGTTGTAAAGTTCTATAATCAACATCATTACTGTCTTCTGCCTCTTCAACTGCAGCAACCCAATCATCATAGTTCTTTATCCTGGCTATAGACTCATATCTAAGCTGCCTATATCTTGCTCGTGCAATACGTGCTTCTCTAGTTCCCAATTCGCTAACTATAGTAGGATTTTTAAGAGCCAATGCATACTCTACCATAGATCTACTTATATTGTCTAGTAATACAGCAGAATCCTTAACAATATCATCAAACTCAGGATCTAAAAGTCTGCCCTAAGCTTTAACATTTTCTATAATTCTTGCCTATTCTTCAGAATAATTGGTTAAATCTGAATTTAATATTAGTGCTCTTTGTCTTGCAGAAAGGTTCATTATCTCCTACTCATTAAGAACAATTTCGTCACTATTAGCAGACTTTCTGTTTTTAAGTGTATTTACTCGTTTATTTATATTAGAGATCTCATCTTCAGTTTTTCTTATATCTTCTTTTATTTTTGAAGTGTCTTTTCTGTCTGCTTTTTTCTTAGAATTTTCCTGTTTTAATTCTTCTCTAAGAGATTTTAGTTTTTCTTGTTTTTTTTCTAATTCTCTTCCCTACTATGCAACCTTCGCATCTACTATAGACTTGCTGCCATATTTAACAAGGTCATCAATTTGTTCTTGAGTACTTACTCCGTCGTGTCTGCTATTTTGAAATTCTTCAGACTTAGCAATCTAACTAATTCTATCCTCTAATTGCTTATGACGTTGTTTAAAATTTTCATTGGAAAGTTTCCCATAGATTAATCCTGCTGCCTAATCTGGTGTAAGCACGCCCAATTGTTTTTCTAAAGACTCTTTTATATCATCAATTTGGTCTAGCATTTTTGAGACATAAACAGCACGATCTTTAGCTAATTTTAGCTTATCTTCTCTAGACATTGACGGGTCTGCTATAGACTATACTAATGCCTCTTGCTATTCTTCTGTTAGATTATCTATATCAGTCATATTTTTAAGCAGCTACATAGTACTGTTATAATATGCAGTACCTTTTAACTATGAAATCATAAGTGCTGAATGAACAAGACCTCTAAATAATGCATCTCGTCTTTCCATACCTGCACTATAATCTTCTGCTATTTGTATGATTTCACCTGCAGAAAGTACTCCCTATATAGATTTAAACATTTCAAGGCGCTTTTCATCTTCATTTATCCAATCCTCTATAGCCTTAGCCTGCGAAATTCTATCCCATGCTCTTTGCTAGACACTTTTATAGTGCATTACAGCATTACTTTGAAAAGGAATTGCTCTTGCAATAGTCTTTAAAATGCTTTCCTTTTTGGCAGTACCATCATCATTTTTAATAGTGTTTCCATCTTTATCTGTGGCGTATTTTCTATTCCAAAACTTTATAGTAGTTTCATATTTACCATCTTTTCCTCTAATAAGATTTCCATCTTTATCAGTTTTATAAGACATATATTTACCCCTAAGCCCGGTGAAGGGAGAGGGCATTAAAGAGCCTAATGCCCCATAGAATGCCTATTTCCAAGATTCAGGATCTACCATAGCATTAGTTGCAGCCTCACGTGCTGCTGCCCATTCTATACCAAAAGTTTCTCCAATCATAGGAGTACTACCATTATAACGTTCTTTCATAAATTGGTGAATATTAGCCATTGCCCCCCCTTCTGCTGCAGCATCTGTAACAGACTGGAAATATTCTTCAGCACCCTCAGGTATAGCAACTCCTAAAGTGCCATTAATAAAACGTGTAAACGGCTAATACCACAAAGTTCGAGGTTTTACAGTGGCTTTTCCTGTTCCTTCAACTTCTGTAGCTACAAAACGTTCTTTTGTAGATATAAATTTACCAAGTTTTGGGCTAACTTTATCTATTCTCCTAGCAATTGCATTTCTGGCATTACGTAGTGCTTCCTAAGTCCGCTTCATTGTCCACATTTCTGCAGTCATTGTGTGGAACAAACCATTAATCACAGAATTCATCATAAGGTTCTATGTGCCTGCAGTTGCAGCAGCATCTTCAATTTGTGCTTTAACATCCTTAAACATATTATAATATGTAGGATCATCCCCACCATTAACACCTGCTGCAATTATATTAAGGTAGTACTATGCAAGTTTTTCAGGATCATTTCCTACTGCTGCTTTAGCCTGTTTTTGTAGCCCTATAATATCAAATTGTTGCTACTATAAATAGCCTAACATATTATCTGTCAATTCAGAGTAACCGTTTCTAAGAACATTTTTTTCGGTTTGTAGACCTTCTATAATACCCTCATTGGTACCAATAATTCCTGGGATTGTTATATTTACTAAATTATCGGCTTTATTAATTCTATTCTGTATTATGGCGAATCTTTTTTCAGCCTCTTCTAGCCCTTCTATTTTACTTGCAAGGTCGGTCATCTACTATATTTTATTGGGGACTTTAAATGCCGTAGAAACTCCTTTGAACAAATATTTAGTTGCCAACCCTAATGCTCTACCTCCCAATGCAGAACCCCAAGTAAAACCACTTTGACCCCAAGCCTCAGATAGTGTGTGTGCAAAAAAGTTACTTATACTATAATCAGTAACATCGTCAGGATTAGCAAAAGTGTTTATTCCATATTTTTCCCAATCTTCATCAGAGGTAAACAACCCCTTTTCCATTTTTTCACTAGCCCACTCAGACAATGGATTATGCATAACTCTATAAGAATATCCATCACCCCAGTTAAAAGGATTAAGAGCAGAACCTATCATACCAATAGTAGAAGCAGCAGTTGTTATAGTTGAATCAATTGCTTGTACAGTTGCATTACCCCAGGCTTCATACCAAGGCATGTCTCTATATGCAGCAGCCTCTACTTCTTCAGCTATTCTTTTCTTTCCTGCCTCTTCTGCTTCTGCTTCTGAAAGTCCATGATTTAAAGCTGCTTCATAAGCTTCCGTATAAGCATATAACACTTTATCATAGTCTTCATTGGTCATCCAATCTTTAGCCTATTTAGGATCTTGTGTACCGTCATAAATTGCACTATCTACAAGTTTTTTATCCCTTGTTTTTTTGTACCAACCTGTCTACTATGCTATTGACTTTATATATTGTAATTTCTCTTGTTTTTCCTCAATATTTTGATTATAATATGCTTCCCATTTACTTTCACTTTGTTTTTTATACTAGTTAGCTTCTTTTTCAGATAACACTTGCGCCGTAGTATTATAATCAGAATACTGTTTTACATACTTTTCTCGTTCTTTAGGAGTTAGATCTTTAAATTTTTTATGTTTAGCATTTTTTATTTTACTTTCATAATCTAAATTTTTAGAAGCTGCAGAGCTACTAACATTATAAGGAATAGGCTCAGTAGTAGCAAATGCAGATACTCTCAATGCTTCTGCAACATCTTCTGCATGTTTCTACTCTAAACTCTATAATAAGCTTTTAGGATCAACTCTGCCATTAACTTTATTAACTGTGTATATATTTGGAATATGGGGTGTGAAAATAAAATTACCATCATCACCTATATATACATCATCATCAGGATTTACAGACACAGCTTTTGGCTAATATACTGATATTTTTCTATCAGCAATTGCCTAATTAATAGCCATGGCATCCTATATATATTTCTCTAATTCCTATTTCCTCCTATACAACTTTGTATACCTTTTTAATACTTCGGGTTTATCTGCATTTTCAAGAATAAATACGTTAGGAAGTCCTACAGCACCTAACTACTAGGTTATTTCCTAATATTCTTGAACTTCTTTATTATAGCTAATACCCAGTTTATTATTTAAGGTCTTATCATAATTGGGGTTTAACACACTAGCACTGCCATTAATTTTACCAAGACTTTGTTGGAAATTATTTTCTACAGCAGGCTTTATATTGGTTGCATTATTAGAGGGTATTGTTGTATTATTATTTACAACAGAAGATTGTGTTGGCTATGTTGTCTATGTTGAGGCTGCAGCAATTTGAGTAGAATTGGTATTCTGTCCATTATATAAAGCAACCTTTTCATCAAATGAATTGGTTTTATCAAAAGCTCCTAATGCACTTTTTCCGTATTTCTATCTATACTAATATCTTAAAAATGCATTCTTTTTTTGTTCTTCTGACATACTTTTAATGTCATTATAATAAGTTTTAGCCCACTTATCATACTCTGACATACTTATATTTGTATTATAAAAATTATTCATAATTAATAATTATTTTAAGACACTCCTTCAAGGTCCTTCCCTTTTTGTGTTCTGCCACTATTATCTTTATTACCATTGTTGTTAGTCTCTTTTGTCTGAGGCATTAAAAGGGGGTATAGTACACCTTTAGCAGTATCGAAATAATAAGACTGCATAATATTATTTTTAGGACCGTACATTCTCATATAGTACTTATATTCGTCATCTCCGTTAGCGGTAACTCTTCCAGTAGGCTTTTTAAAATAAATGTTATTCATATCAGTACCATTTCTTGCTGCTATATTAGATACAAATGTATTAGGAGAGGGAGTTACTGTACTTAAATCTAAAAGCCAAGACTATGGTTGATTTTGTTCAAACTATGCTCTACTTAATGCTAACTGAGCAGACTGCATACTACGTGAGAATGTGGGATCTTCAGAATAAGAAATACTTTGTGCATATGCAGTGTTATCAAGGAATCCTGAAATTATATTCTATAAAGCTTTGTTTTGATCTTCTTTATTTAACTGACTAACTCCAAATTCTTCAAGTATCCTGTCTTTAGCTTTAACAAACTCTGAATTTTTATTTGCAGTATTAATTAACTACTGTAACTCTTCAGAAGTATAACCCCTTCTTTGCATATTTTCAAAGAAATACCCTTTAAGATCTCCAGTTGCTTTCTACATAGTATGTATAAAATGTCTGCCAGATTCAGAGTTGGCAAATCCTAAAGCTGCTGTATATAGATCTTCTCCTTTAACAGTATTATAAGTTGAACTGCTTTTTGCCATATCAGAAAGTGACATTGTTCCATAATCCTTATCAAAATATACTCCTCTTTTCCCCTAAGCTCTTAATAGTCTTTGCTCCTTAGCTAACTCTTCTCTTTTCCGTGCTAGTTCTTCTAAAGGCTTAAAAGTTCCTGCATAATCTAATCTTGCTTGATTTATATCCCGAACAACTCTTCTAGTCTAACCATTAGCCATAGCATCTGCATAACTTAAAAGTCTATTTTTATAGTCCTACAACTAAGCATATTGTACAGGGTCTCTATACTAATCAATTAACGTTCCTAATTTAGAGGAAGCCTCAAGAAGTTTTTCCTGTTTGTCTAAATTCTTTTCATATGATTCTATGTATTTACCATAAGGTTTATATAAATCATCAAATGAAAGAGGTTTAAAATTATTGTCTATTACTAAATACATAATTACTGTTTCTATTTATTATTACCTTTAGTGGTATTATATCCCCAATATCTAAGAATATCATCAGATATAGGAGCGCCAGATTCTATTAAACCTGCCATCATATTTCTATTCATATTTTCATATCCAAGATCTCCAATAAATTTAAGAAGTCCTGATATATTAGCTGCCTTTGCAGCATCTGCAGTGTCTTTAATTTTTTGTTTTGCCTCTGCTGCAGCTAAAAGGTTCTTAGTGTATTCCCACTTATTAGAATTTAAAGTTGCTTGATTTGCTTTATCTGCTTCTAACTATCCTTGTGCATTGAACTAATCTGTAGCAGTTGCTTGTTTAACACTTTCTATTCTATTCTGTAGATTTTCTTTATTAACCTAAGCAATGGCATTTCCTATACTGCCAATTGTGTTATAATTATTTGAAAGTATTCCAGCTAAAGCTGTAGCTCTATTTGCGCCACTATTATTAACAATCGCCCTCTATGCTCCTGCAGACTATGCTTTTATTTGATTGGCTAAAGACTAAATATCCAGAGGTGTGTAGGGAAGGTAGTTGTACGTTTTATTAAACCCAACAGGCTAGTAGGTCCTACTGTTTTTTAAAGAGGCATCTATAGCAGCAAAATTACTATAATCAGGTTTATTAGTAATACCTAATAAATCTGTTAATGTTCCTGCCGCTAAACCCAAACCGGAAGCATATCTTAGCCACTCAGGACGTCTTTTTATTGGAGCAGCTTCTAGAAAGGCTCTTTCCTATGTTGCGGGTTTCTATACAAAATAATGATCTGTGTATGTAGTATCTCCTTCTACAACCCCTGTTTTTGTTTTAGATGGATCATATAACCAACCGATATTATTTGGATCTTTAGACCATTTACTATAATTAGGGATTAAAGTAGTCTAAGGCATACCGTGTTCATCGAGCATATAAGTATAATACCTATCTCCAAATTTAGGTTCTGTTTTTCCGGGATTTAGTTTTTTATACCAATATCCTAAAGCATCCATACCAAATTTATGTGCATCAGAAAAAGCAGAAGAATTACCTGTGGGGCCATCATACATCAATCCCATATTTCTGTCTTTTCCCAACAACTCATCCATAGTAGGAGCTATTTTATTCCTTAGAAAATAGTTCTAAGCATTCTTAGGATTACTCCACCAGCCTTTTGCATATTGCAGCCCTTCATCAGATCTGAGCCATTCTATAAATCTAGGATCTTTATATATATTAGCATATTGTCTAGTTTGTGGATTATACAAATGCTCTCCCTCAAACTGGAAATTAGACCATTTACCATATATATCTGGATTATATCTGGCTGTTGGTCCTCCAGGATATTTAGAATACTGTGTTTTAACAAAATCTTGAGAGTTTAGTGCCTATATAACATCATTTATTATATCCTTCCCTACCCCTATATACTAAGGCTATTCTCCAAGCCCATCAAATAAATTTAAAGAGCCACCATGCGCAAACTCTGTATATGCAGGAAACCCTTCCTACTACTATTGTTGTAACATCTATTGTTGTTCTTCCTATTCTAACTGCTAATTATAAGCCTACTATAGTTGTTGTTGCTAAGCAGCCATTAAAACTTCAGATTGTTGTTGGGGGGTCATATTATTATATGCCTGTCTTATTTTTTTCTGTTCAGCCTAAATTCTTTTTTCCTCAGTATCCTAAATTAACATATTAAGGAAAAACTCTCTTCCTGCTATACTAATAGGATCATTGGGTCTCTCTTCAGATTCTTTAGTTACTTTCATGGCTACTTCAGATATAGGCAATGGTTTTTTGCTTTTTATGCCATAATCCTTAAGTCTATTTACAGACAGTTTTAATCTATGAGGAAATACATAATCAGGTTGCCCATCGGTTAATTTAATGACTTCATCTTGTTCTACTAGGTTAGGAGTGCCATCCTAAGCTATTCCCATTAATACCCCTCTGTTAGGATTCTATTCATGTGTTCCTCCTTCTCCAATATAATTAATCCCAGTACTGAAATTAGCTCCATTAGTCATTAAATCGCCTCCAAAAGCGTGTTCCCAGCCTGCAGCATTTCTAGCAAAGTTTGCTTTTTTTATCATAGCACTACTATAATTTTCTTTGTTATTTAAAATATGGTTTGCAAATTCCTATACGCCCATATTATGTTTTTTGGCAGCGGCAGTAAAAGTACCTTTTCTTGAAGGCTTTATTCTAATATTACCACCATTGGCAAAAGATGCCTGTAACTGCTAATTTTTATTCATTACTGCATTATGTGCAGCATTGTTCTAAACATTTGTCTACCAAGCAAAAGCACTATCCTAAGCCTCTCTTAAAGCATTTGCTTTTTTAGCAACTTTATTAGAAAACCATCCATCAGTTCCTATATACTTATTACTAAACTCCATAGCTTTATTTGATGTAGCCGCCTCACCTGCTAATGAATCTAAACTCATATTACTGTCCAATTGATATGCTTTTGCTTCATCTATACCTGCTTGAACATTAGCTATGTTCTACTCATTAAATTTAGCGCCAAACATTCTATTAGTAAGACCTCCCACAACATTTAGTGCTGCGCTTGCCACTGCTCCCCAAGGTCCCGGTATTGCGCTTGCAATACTACTAAGCCCCTATAAAGCATTTCCAACACCTGAAGACAGCCCTCCAGATATAGCACTACCAACTGCAGCACTCGCAGGTCCTGCAACAGACTGTGCTATACTTCCAAAGTTTAAGCCTGTATTGGCTTTGGCAGTAGGGGCTTCAATATTAGGAGATAGGAGGCCTTTTTGCATTGCTTGCTACTTTAAAACCTCCGGGCTTGTACCCCCAAAATTATATGATATTTTCGATAAATCAAACATGTTGTCATAATTATTTATTGTACAAAGATATATAAAGTTCTTTATATCAACAACTAAATAACTTAAAAAATAATAGGGATATAAGTGTTACCTATATCCCCATTAAGTTATTTAGTATAATGTACTGTTATACTATTTATTTTTGCAGTTTTTGTATTATTTAATTTTAAAGAAATTTCTGTCCAAGGATTTCTAATTCTCTGTCTTCCAACTCTTGGCAACTATGTTCTCCAAAGTCTAAATTTCTTTTTAAAGTTATCTCCTTTGGCTTCTTGATAGTCATTAGTTACAGTAACTTCTTTTATAGGACAAAGGTTTTCATCGTCATAAAATTCTTTGTTGTTATAATATACACCACCATCTATATCTAAGGTGTCAAATATTTTAACAATATCTGATTTATCAGTACTTATAAATGATATACTTGAAGTATCGTCTCCTAAGTATGTATCACCATTAAACAATTCATATACATCAGAATCTGCAGGATTCTCTTCTCCACGAAAACCAACAAGCTTGCCCCCTAAACATTCTGTTCCCAAAATGCCATTAAGTGAATATTTAGAGATATAAGTTCCTAATAACGCTGAATAGTTTAATGCACTTCTAGTATCATTAGGAAGATAATACACATCATTATATCTGTAATCATAAGCTAATCTTATCCCTGATACTGTAGGTTTATATTTAGGTGTCCATATAGCACTTAAATTATTATTTTTATGCCATTGAAACATTTTGTTAGGCGTTGATAAATCCTATACTTGCTACCCATTAAACCCATATAATCCTGAATTATTCCCATCAATAAAGTAAACCATTTCCTTACCTTTACAAATACCAAATGGGTTTTGCATGCCTATAGTATTATTAATAATTCTAATACCGCTTACTTTATCACTATTTGCAATTTCTATAGGAACACCATCTGAAGACTATATCTATACTCTGTCATTATATAAAATCTAATTTAAAGCATTATTCTATAAACAGAATATATTATCTCCTAGTGAAAATAAATCTGTTATTGGCCCATTAGCACCGTCAACATTTAATGTATTAGCTAATGATATGTTAGTCCAAACATCAGTATCTGCACCACTAGATTTAGTTAAACTCCAAGTTATTTGGTTGTGAAAACTATTCTAAGAATAAAATTCATCAGGCAGTTTATTATAATTAAAGAAATTGTCTTTCTACGAGTATACAGGATTTATTTTGTTAAAATTAGTATTATTAGTAGTCCAATTAGTTAACATACCAATTCTATTATCATACCTGCCATCAAAATTAATCCAAGATTCACAAAGAAAAGATCCTATTTCCACAACCTAATTTTCATCATCTAAATTAGCAGCATAGGTCTTTAAACAATCATATCTACCAAAGAAACAATCTCCATACTCTATAGAGAGTGCCTATGGTTCAGTATAACTTCTTTGTATTCTAACAGCTTTTCCTGCAGGAACCCACATATTATTATTTAATGCTTGTTCTGAGACGCCTCCAAATAAATTTTTATTATAATCGCTTTCTTCATCATCTGCTCCCTTCCTTACTAATTCTGCTAATAATAAATAAGGAGCAGGTTTTTTAAAATCAGTATTACTTAAACTATGTTTAAATGGTTCGGGAAGTTCTTCTTCTGCCTCAACCTCTTTCCATAGAAGGTCTCTTTTAAATTTAAAAGTTTCGGGTTTCTGATTAGTATCTTGAGTAGGGGTAGTTATAGTGCCATTACTGTCAACAGGTGCTTCAGACAGTTTACATCCTACAATTTTACTGTTTGCCCAAACTTCTCCTTCTTCATCTTCTTCTGGCTTAAATGGAAATGTTGTCAACTCTTTCTATACAAATCCATACAATTTTCCATTTGCTTCTATATGATTTAACTTTGCATAAACGTAGTTGTTAGCAACGTCTCTCTCTATGGCTCCTAAAGATTCTGCATTAACGGTTATTTTAATATTTATACCAAAGTAATCAGGTTCATTTTCAAATATAGCTATAATTGCTTGTTTAATATCATCATTTGATGGGGTTTCTGGGCTAATATTTAAACTTAAATCACTTGCAGGGAAACATAAAGTACAATCGGGTTGTATTTTAAATAATGGTGGAGCATTATTTACCTAATCGGGAATATATCCTGTTTTAGTTTCTATATTATTGTTTTCCTATAATACACCATTATTCAATCTACAAATTGCCCAAGTATTATAAGCAGTATTAGACTCTTTAGGTTTTTGGGAAATAACCCATCCGGTTATATTAGACATATAAGTGGAATCTATATATACACCTATATACTAAATTTCCATAGTTTCATATCCGGAATCTCCAGTATAGTCCTTTTCAGGATCTATTTGATTACCACTGTATTTATAATACCAATCAGGAAGAGTATACTCCTTATCACCACTAAAGTCTTCATAGAACTTAACTCTAGGTAGTAGGGTAGCATAGGCTTCTTTACTTTTATTCTCTTTATCATCTGTTACTTCTACACAATCATTTGGCAAACTTATTACTAAATGAGGAGAAGATAGATATTTCATTCTTACTGGAGAACTGCTATAAAGAGGACCTGAAAATCCAGAATCAGTATCAGTATTACTTCCTATGTAGTACTCTTCTGATGCTGTTAATAAAGTGTCTACATTGCCCTAATACTATACAGATTGCTATAGATACGGCAAGTCTAAATAGTTGATCGTTTGTTCTCCATAGTTCATTACCAACTATATATCTTTAGGATTATATGTTAATATATTAGGAGAAATTTCAGCAGAATTAAATACTTTAATATTAGATATTTGTTTCTTTAACAGAATAGAAGATTGTGCATCTCCTTTATCATGATTACTGTCATTATTTAAAGAACCAGTTCTCTACCAAGTACTTACAAGCCAGCTTTCATTATACTTAGATGTTATTACTTTGTCATCTTTTTCTATTACAGCATAATCTCGCCACCAACTCCCTCCAACAGCACCTCCGTTAATATCAAATACACTATTTGGATTATTTATATAGCCTACAGGTTTAAATACAAAACCTCCTGAAGGGGATTTAGCGGGAGATTTAGTTTCTATATTCACATTACCATATATAGAGTTTAAAGGAACTGCACCTATAATCTAAAGTTCATAGCCTGTATAATCTATAGACCATAAGTCTTCATTATAACTTAAATCAGGAGAATTAAAAGTAACTATATTCTCATCTATATAAAACTGGGAATTGTATTTATTATCTGCAAACTTAGGTATTTCGTTTGTAGGTGTTGTGTTCCCAATTTCCTCTTTGTTTAAAACATCAAAATTGTTAAACTAAATATAATCACCTCTTTTTTCACCATATAGTGCACTGCCTTCATATTTTTTATTATACACAGGTCTGAAAAACCAAGAAGATTGTGCAAATGGAGCATTTGTCATCCTGCCATAATAATTAAAAACTGTGGGGCATAAAACTCCTTGTGCTAAAGATCTTTTATCTGTGAATTTAGGATATACTACAACAGCTCTTAGTTTTCTAATTCCCAAATCATATAACTCTTTTTGAAAATTTGCAATGCCTAACTATATTTCTGCAGTTCCTGTAGTAATCATAAGCTGCCCCTAAGTATAGTCTAAACTAACAACCGGGTAGACCTAATTAATAATTATATCCCCCATATATACAGGAACTGACCAAGTACCGTCTTTATACTACCCCTGTATTCCTATTCTATATTTCTAATTATATTTAAATATTCCAGAATACTCTTTATTTAGGTTCTATATTTTATAATAATACTAATTAACACTAAATTTTTGCTTTTCCCCCTATCTTCTATCCCCCTCCTAAATTTCTTGTTTATCTTTAAATAATTGCATAAACTTTAGATCTTTCGAAGGTAAAGTGAGATTGCCTAAAAATAAAGTATTATCTTTCTATGTTATAGCTCCTGCATAAAACTCCTTTCCTCCTATATATAATAGTAATGTAGGATCAATAGTTTCCTGATAATCTCCATTATCTGTAACAGTTGCAGAAGATTCTGTTATTTTTAGATCTTTAACAATATGTACAGAAGGAGTTTGATTTAAAGAAGTTCTGTGTATAGAATATATTCTTACAAAATCAAAATTTGTATCTATATTTTCAATGGTTATTTTAAATGAATTAGAATATCTTTTAGAAGGATCACCTGCTTTGTCTATATCTGAAATATAATATAATGGTGATACTATAGCAAGATTAGACTCTTGGCCGTATAAATTATAATACGTTATTCCATATTGTATTACCCCGGGACTGAATACCCCGCCACCATAAGTCTTTTCTATATTTAGGGTTTCATTTAACTATAGTTCAGGAACAAAATCAAATATACTAGTATTAGTTATTTTAGAATCAGGAGTTTCAATATATTTTGAGATGTTTATAACTCTAGGAGGCCTAGTTGGCTATACCCAATATACTTTTTGTGTCTTTTCATTTTCATAAACAAACAGAGTTTTTAATCCGACATCTCCATCTAATATAGGAGAGGCAATTTGGGCAATTATTTCTTCATTGTATTTTTCATTAATATATTCAACTTTGTAAATATATGTTGCAGTATCTTGAGTAAATACTATAGCCATATTATCAGTTATTTTACAATGTCCAATATAATTACCTGTCATACTAGAACTAACTAAATTAGCCCCCTTTTCAGTAGTTATAGAAAACTATGTTGGATTGTCTCTATCTGTGATTCTAATATTTAAAGCATCTCTAAGAGCTGCAGGTTCTTGATATATTTCTGCAGAGTCTTGTTGTAAGCTCTAAAATATATGTTTATCTACTTCCATTAATGCCTCCTTATTTTTTCTTGTATACTATTAGTCCTAAATCCTCTATTATGCTCAGTAACTCTGGAAATTAATGTATTCCAACTATTAGTAAACGCCTACATTTGATCTACTGTAGGCATTATCAAACTTGATTGTGCTTGACCTACGGCCCAAGCATATTCCTACTGAACATTTTGATAAACATTAGCATTTATCTTCTGTAAATCAAACAGTATAGTAAATGTTTGTTTTTTTATATATAATTCCAATGCCCTAATAAATGCTGCATTATCAGGAATTAAAGGATATCCTTCTTCATCTACTGCAATGGCTCTATATGCTATTTCTATAGTACCTTCTTTTATAGAAGTAAAAATGCAATTGCCTTGCAGTTTATAGCAAAAACCTGAATCTTGTTTGTAGGATGACATGTGAAAATTGTCAGTACTATATACAAACGTCTATTCTAGCTGTCTGTCACAATTCTACACTAAGGTTCTTACCTATATCATTTCATAAAAATCACAAGGCAATAGTGCCCTATAATCTTTTATCTCTAGCTATTCAGTTTTTTCAATAAACATATTAGGCATTCCTACTATGCGTATAAACTGCTGTGCATAGTTAATCGCTCTTTCTAAACTTACATCCTAAAGTAAGGGATGATTTAATATGTTATCTAAAACCTCTTTTATTGATATATAATTAACCATATAACCAAGTATCTATTTTATTATCTTTTAATAAAGCTGCAAGTTGTCTTTTAAATGTTCTATTAGGATAGAAGAAAAATACCTATTTATTTTTATAATTTGCTTTAATTTTACTATATATGATTTTAAATATATACTATGCAGTATTATAAATGAGAATCCTTTTATCAAATGCTTCCTTATCTTGATTCCAATATTCTAAAGTTTCTCCCCAATTTATTGCTTTTTTAATTTTAAGCTTTCCGTCTTTTATCACCACTTTAGTTTTGTTTTTAACAAGTTCTATTCTGCCCATCTTATGTGGCAAAACAATACACTGCTTAGTAAAAAATTGTTGAATCAGCTCTTTATTAATATTTCTGATTATAAAGTAAAACTGGTGCTAAGTAATTGGACCTCCTATATCAAGCCATTTGTTTCTTCTAATCCATTTATAAACATCATATACACCAAAAGAATTTCTTACTTTGTGAATCTTTGGACCATGTGCCTTAACTATCTAAAGTTTAAAATCATCCATTACCACGCGACTAACTCTAATTTCCGTCAATTTGTTCTTGTAAATTAGATTTAACATTTTGACGTATATAAGACATTAAATCTGAAAGGGCGTCTTTATCATCATTTTCAGAATCCTCAGGTCTATAAGAGGCTCCCAACAACAACTACACAACTGCATTTATAGCATTGCCAACTAAAGCTTCTTCTAAAGGAAATTCCTTATCTAAAAAGTCTTGGCATTTATTATCCTCAGTGTTACAGCTTTCTGCAACTTTATCAGGCTCTTCAAATATACCTGTCATCTTTAAATTTTTTAAATACAGATGCTGAGGATTACTTCCTTTTAAATATAAATAGTTGTCAGGCCCTATTGATGCATATATTATATTTTTAAGCCATTTATTATGACCAACATACTTCATTCTTTCTCTAGAAACTAAAGTAATGGAAGTATTATAAAAGTCTTCAGAGTATAAATTAAATGTTCCTATATTTAACAGCGTAGGAATAACATTCTTACTTCTGAGATAGGAAGTATTCCTACAAATACCTCCATCTGTTTTTATTTCTAATGGAATACACAAAGTCTAATAATTAGACTATGATACCTCCCTTTTAATAGTTGAGTATTTCTGTTCTAGTATGGCGGCTCTTACTTTAGAAAGTAAAAACTTTACGTGGTCTTCTGTAAAGTAAGAATCTTCTGAAGATAGCTTAACCTGATCTAGACACATATATATTATTTCTCTATAAGTCATATCATTTATAATTAAGGACTTGCAAATATAATTATATTAATTAATATTCACAAGTCCTTTATTAATATTATCAGATTATTATAATGGACGTCTTATTTGATCATCCATAACTCGTAACTTATTGTCTTCCTAAGAAATCCTACAATTAGTATTATAAAATAGTATTGGTTTACTAACTAAATTTTCAACAATTATTGGATACGGAATTAAACAATCTTTACCATATAAACAATATACTGCTTTTTGTAAATATTGATAATCTTCTTCTGTAAGATAGTAATACAAAGGTTCTTCAAAGAATTCCTATATTATACTATATGCCAACAGTCTGTTTACAGATGCTGTAGATAAATAACCGGTTCTTTCAAGTATTTTAAAATACTACTCTAAAGATTTATATAAATCATCCATTACATCCACAGGGTTTTGAAGTTGTTATAATCTATTTATTGTTTCCATAAAACTGCTCCCAAATATTAATAGCTTCTTGATAGTGTCCTGTATCTATTGAAGTTTGTAGCATTTTATATCGTAAAAAAGCATTTATTAAATTAGTAGGAACTGTGCAAGTATTCGAAAGTTCTTTAATATACTACATCATAATGTCATATATACTTTTTACATCATATACAACCCCCATAATATATTCAGAATCACATCCACAGGGAGTATCGGGACTTGGGGAACCACTGGTTTCTATATAAACAAATAAAAGTTTTTCATTTAATGAAGATAGTTTTATATCCATTAAATCTTTTGCAGATAAACATAATTCTATCTCTTTAGTATTTTCTACTTCTATTTTATGAAATCCGGATTCCTAAGAAGGCCAACTAACATAATAATCCGTCCCTATAAGTATTTTTGAAATATACACATCTTTATAATAAGAACTATTATCAACAAATGCTGATATAATTAATTTCCCTCTTTCCTAGTCTATTCTTAATTCTTTAAAATGTACCATAATAAAAAGAAAGGGGAGGGGATAATAATCCCTTCCCCTTATATTTAAGTTGTTAATAATCAATAAGTACCTTCTACGTAGGTGATGCCCGATGTATCTAAAAACTTAGTGGCAACACTAGCATCATCTTTGTCATTAGTTACAGTAAGACCATTAGGAACTGCTATAGTAAGAGTTTTCTCAGACTTTTGCGGGCCTTCATTAGGACCTGTATAGCAGTAATGAATGTCATACAAAGTATATTCCTTGGTAGCATCTACTTTATACTTAGTAGGAATTACATTAGGCCATCCTATATTTCTATATTGATCGCCTCTTTCACCTAAACAGAAGTATTCAAGATCTGCAACCATCTTACCATTCTTAAATGTCTTAGTTACAGTTCTATCAAGGGTTGCAGTGCCCCAAACTACTTCATCGCCCTGCTAAATTATAGTGCCTGGAGTAACATCAAAATCTACATAGTTTACAGGCATAGTACCCAAATTCCAAGCTTGCTCTACTTCGGCAATATAGAAACTAGTAAGGTCGTCAGGTACAGTTTTTTCGGTAAGAGGAGTCGCAAGAGTATTGTCAGCATAGAAAGCTACTAACGGAGCTACTTCTCTACTAAAGTTTTTAATAAGAGATTTAATCATTGCTTGATAAAACTGTCCTTTAGTCATGCCTGCAACAGCATGTACTGCACCATACTTAAAGTAGAAGTCTTCTTCAGACATGCCAAGATAATTCTTGATAGTAATTCTAAGAATGTAATCCTGACCAGAAATGGGATCATCAGTAAGCTCCACTTTATATGCTTTAACCGTATGTTCAAGCTTTTCAGAAGAGGTTTTAGTTGCCCAAAGAACTTTATCAGAGGTGAATATATCACTTCTTATAGGAGTGCCCAAAGCATCTGTAGTCTGTAAATAAATTTGATTTTTTGCGTTCTTAGTAAGTTTATCACCAGCACTTACTACGTAAAAATGTCTAACTTGATTTGTTGAAAAAACAGCCATAATAATATTTGTGTTAAATTAAACTTATTTTGTTGCACTACTTTTAGCTTTGATTGCCAGGCTAACGGCACCATCTAAAATCATTTGATGTAGTACAGCATTCAATTTGCATTCGTTTTTTGTTGAAATACCTGATATTGTAAGACCATCAGGAAGGTCTTCTAAAATTATAGGTTCCGGCTACTATAAATATCTATAGGTATATGAAGTTATAGTGGTACCATCAGGGGGATATAATACTACTGCTTCCCCCTAATTAGTTTCAAATCTATCAACTCTAAGGATTCTATTATTATAATTTCCTCTAAATGGATTACGTCTTATTCTATTTAGTTCATCATGTCTTACAGGAATTACATCTGCATTAATCTCACAGTTTCCATTTGTAATTGTAGCCTCTTCATGTACAACAAACCAAACATTGTCTTCAGTATCAAAAACTACTGTATAAGTTCCATCAATATTGTCTATAAAGGATGCTTTTTTAGTTTTAACTAAAATATTTAAGTATCTTCTTAACTCTTGAGTTTCCTCAAAACCCGAAAATGATGAATTCCCACTATAAAGTGACTTTACAATTTCTTCCTAAGCTTTAGTTAAAAATACTGATTTCTCATACTCGTTTAATACAAGTGCTCCATCTTTAGAATAACTATTTAAAAGTAGATCAAATTGATTGGAAAATTCTTCTATTGTCATTGTTCTCTATTACCGTTATTTACTATTCCCAATTCAGTACTACTAATCTAACCTACAGATATTGTAGAATTTATGTCTCCCTAATAAACTGCTTTTGCAAGTTCAACAGCTCTCTAAAGAACGTCTTTATGAAATTCTTCAGGAAGTTCACAAGGATTGTCTTCTTTTAAATATTTGATCTTACCCCTAATAGATAAACCTGCTTCTATAGAATTTAAATCCTCAGAAAGTATTATAGGATAGGGGTTCTTTATATACTTTATATGGTATATAAAACAATCATTGTTTATTTTATTAGGACCAAATATTAAATGTACACTTTTATAAAAATCAGGATTAATGGCTCCTTCTCCATGATAAAAAGTAGGATCATTAAATTCACATAATTTCCATACCTAGCTTTTAGTTGGGTATCTATAAGCTCTACTTTGTGCTAGCTGATACTCAACTGTTGTAATGGGAATTACAGGATATGTATGTTTTAATTTAACTCTTTCAGCCGCATCTTTATTATATTCTACTATCTATACCCAATCCTATAAAATGAACAAGATATCAGAAGAACTTACCTCTTGTGTGGTGATAGGAAAGTACTAGTAATTGACCCCTTTATATAAAGGAGATAATTTTAATTGATATTCATATGGATTTAGTTTCTGCTACACCTAACCAGTACTATTAATACCCTCTTTACTAATGGGGTTGTATTCCGTACCTAAAACCATTGTTTGAGCGTGTTGTATTAGAGTATAGAAGAAAGCGTCTCTATAAATACCATCTCCAAAACCTTCCTGAATTTTATTTAAATTTTTATTAAAATATGCTCTTACTAACTCTTCTTGTGCTTTAGTAAGAAACACACTTTTTTCATATTCATCTAAACTAGGAGCCTAGTTTGAAGTTATGCTATTATAAAGCACATCAAATTCAGAAGAAAATTCTTTTACTGTCATAATTTAACTATGCTCCTTTGAGCTGTTTAAAGGTTTAATTTAGCCTCTATTGAAAATTTAATATCTTGATGTTTAGGATTATTAAGATATCTGGCAGCAATTCCTAATGTAGGTTCTTCATTAGCCTCACATAGAGGAGTGTTATCACTTCTTAAATATAAATAATCACCCCTCTTAGAAATAATACCATTGCTAATAGCCTTCTTTAAAAGAACTTTTGTTTGAAGTAAAGGATCTGTAATTACTTTAATAAACATTTTACTATTAGCTTGAATTAAATCATTTATTTTAGTCTGTAGGTATTCAAGTTTAACATTAGGAGCTACTGTACGTCCTTCAAGAGTTTCTACTATAAGACTTAATGTATCTATATCATTTTCTATCTTACCATATTCTGCATAGCATCTCATAGTAACAGACATTTTTTGCTTAGCATTGTTTACTTCATCTCCCTCAGAAATAATAACAAACTAATAGCTTGCTTTAGGGGTATTTTGCAAAGCATCTAATGAAGGTGCAATAAGGTTTTTATTAGCTAATAAAATCTTATATTTTATATAATCTTCTGGAGAAGACAGATCTAAAAAGTTGTCTTGTTTATGTAAAGTAACTTTAGAGATTCCTTGATCATTTGAATCATCCCAGAAGTTGTTTTCTTTTTTATAAATACTTAAAGCATTATATTCCAACTGCATGGTTTCTTCTAGAAACTGCTTCTCTTTATCTGTAAGCACATTTACATATACTCCTGAACTTAATCTGGGCACAGTAAAGGTTCTAGTTGCATTTTCTGCCATACCTCCATAGAGAATATGCTTAGGGTTAGTTACCATGCTGCTAGCTTTGGGTATATATCTAATTATAACCCTTTCATTTCTTAAACAGTTAGGAACCACTTCATCATATGAATACTCAGGTTCCTTACTTTGCTTTTTATTAACTCTTTTTGGCATTGCCTGTAGAGGCAATTCATTATTTTCTAAATCTAATTCTTCCTCTTCTTTTTTCATACTTCTCCAAATTTAAAGGTTTATATTATTTATAGGCTAGGGGATATACCCCTAACCTATAATAATATAATAGTTTATTAACCCTGCAGGCATGCAGGTATTAATGACATTGTTCTGGTAGGGTCTAATACACAGATGCCAAAGGTTGCCATTCTGTGGAACACAGCAGCATCCTCATCAAAGCTCATGTATTGATTACCAATTTGTCCGGTAAAGGGATTTCTCAAACCGAACTAGTACCCTCTATATTCAGGCTGACCCTTAATCTGACATTTAAAGATATTAGGCTAATCCATAGAGCCAATATCCATAATATCAAATCTATAAGACATGGCAGGACCACCATTAGGATGTTGTATCTTATTTCTAACAGGATCGTCGTACCCAATGTGTTATCGTATAGTTTTTTATCTACACTTCTTATACTTTATCATTGTATAAGTTCAGCATATATCATCATCCATATAGGATGCCGAACACTCTTGGGGAAATTATATTCTACTGTGTAGTTTCATTCCCTATGCGTTACACTGATTCTAGCACTTTAACTCTAGAATTTAGCACGGTATTGTCCGCCCCTACTTTCTGTAATTCATTGTAAAGTTCAATAGGTATTTGTATTATAGACCGTTCAAAAAAAGTTCTATTAAATTCTAACTTTAACCACTTCCAAGTTTTGCCGCTAACTATGTTTCTTATAGTTATATGTCCTACTTTATATAATTTACTTATTAGTTTTATGCTAAATCCATAATTTAATAAAGTTGGTATAAGTAAAACCATTTCTTCAGTTAGTGGAGAAAGGTTCATATAAACCCTTTTATTTTCATCTATATTAAATTTAGCTGTGTACTATACATTATATTCTGTGGTACACCATTCTAAATTATTTACATTGTTATTTTTCCTATTGAAATCCTTATGATTTACATCGGGTAGGTTTTCGGGATTTGGTAGAAAAGCCGTCGCTACCAATCTATGTGTTTTTATGGTTTTTCTATTGCCATTGTCATCTACTAAAGTGTTTTGTAAGTAGTGGCCAGAATCTTCTGTTGGAGTTATGTATCTGTTTATAAACTCACTGTAGACTCTGCCATTACTATATATTCTGTAGTGACTGTATCCCTTTATTTTTTTAAATTGTTCTTTCATAAATGTTTATTTATTAGAATAATTATTTGAAGGAGTTTACCGTTTTTGCTCGATTTTCTTAACAGGTTTCCCTATTAAGCCGCCGTACTTAACGGATCAACGTCAATTTTCACTCTTACACCATTAGGAGCAAGATATTCAACAAACTAGTAACCAGCACTAAGTGCATTGCTATGAAGTTTGTTCTGAGTTTTCTGTACGATTCCTAATTGATCACCATTTAATGTAAATGTGGTCCATCCTGAAATAGTATCAAGAACTGCTTTATGGAATGCTATTGCACCCTTCTCACCAGTCTTTATAATGAAAGTTCTCTCACCAAAGTCTAACTTAGCAGCAGACAATTGATATAAGGCATCTTCAAGCAGTTTAAGACTGAAGTTATTATAATAGATGGTATTAGATACCTCCATCTACTCGAATAAACCAGCCCCGGTCTTAATTGCATTACCTGATTTGCCCATATTCATATATTCACCATTCTGAGTTCTATTGCTTCTACCGAATGCAAGGGCATTGTTCTTATATTCAGAGAACTGTTGTTCTAGCTGCCAATCTACATAGAACATCCACTTATTAACTACGTCTTTCTTATAGCCGTTAGTAGTTTCTTTTGCAACCGGAATACCACAAGCAATTTTCTTGTTAAGCATAGAACCGGGTACCTTATGCTGAATTCTAATGGTAGACCATTCGTTACGCATAGATACAGGACTTGTGAATCTTATCATTTGTTACCTAAGAGGCTCTTTATCCTCTTATTCTATATGTTGCCATATAGTTCGGAGCACATTTTAACCTTCAACTTTACTTGCTAAGGTCTGGACACTCGTGGAATAATTATACTGTCTTTAATTTTCCATTTGTATTTTTTACAGGAACATCAAACATCTTTAAAATTTGTTTTAATGTACTAAAACAAATCCCATATTTGTGCATTGTGTATTGCATATTGACATTATGTGTTTTATAGTCTTCTGCAATGCTTCTACACTTTTCTTTATTCCTAAGTATATAATTTTTAGTAGTAACCTAAACACCATTAATACTTAAAAATCTTTTTATAGTTGAGCCTGCAACTTTATAAAGTCTGGATAACTTACTTAATGAATACCCACTTTTATACTGATTTATTAATGCCTCTCTTTCTTGATCTGTTGGGCTAAATGTCCTGTCTTTTATTTCAACCTTATATAATTTAAGAACTCTTATAATGGTAGCTTTATCTACTTTATATTTAGCCCCAATCTTATTACTGCTTATGCCTTTATTATACATGCTAATAATATCTTCTACTATATTTCTATCAGTATAAACATAAGACCTTTTACCTCCACCACCTAATGTGGAATTATAGCCATTAAAGAAAGAATCATATTTATTTATATAGTAAATTTCAAAATCATCTAAATCTTTTACATTAACTCGTGCAACTTCTTCTATCTTAAAGTGTTCTTGCCCGAGCTCTCTAATTGCCTTATGAAATTTACTATTATCCATTAAGTTCTGTGATTTCTTTAAATGCCACTCCCACCTATTCTCTAATAGATATATAGTTTGTCCTATATAAACACTGGCATTTAAATCATTAGTTACTTTATAAATTATTCCTATCATACAAACAAAAAATTAAATATCCTCATATTCTGCTCTCTACACTACTTAATCTAGTTGGGATTAAGTTAGCACGGAATTGTCTAAACAAGAGAGTTCTTCCGTTTTTGCCCAATTTATTTATCATGTATTTCTACATGAGGTGACATAAGATTGCTTTATGCAACAAGTCTATCACCGACTTTTCTACTAAGCTCTTTCTCTACGAAAGCAGCTTCAACTGAGAATCTTTCACCACTGAGAAGTCTTTCAGAGGGAACACCTGTAGTGTTACCACCAGCAAGTTCTACAGTGTAAACAAAGTTGGTTCCCTCACTCTTGGGGTCACCTAAAATACGGAATTGATAGAGTTCGTTAAGCTCACCTACAATGTATTCCAAATGTTATCCTATAGGCTTTTTATCCTATAGTTCTATTACTTTACCATCGTAATAGTTCGGGGTAAATTTTCATCCTTTTCAGGAGTTGAGCACTCGTGGAAATATTATATTCTACGTTGGCCTTTTATTAACTAGCACAAATAACTTTTACTTATTTTCCATTTATTAATAATATCTTTTCTTGAAACTCCTTGATTTATTTCTTGTATTATCTACTATCTTTGTTCCTACGTTAATTTATAGGTTCTTGTTTTTCTAAGTATTATATTATTTCTTAATAACAGGTCTTTTATGGTGTATTTATCTACACTAAATATCTTTCCTATCTCTCTTAATGATTTACCTTTAGTATATTCCTCTATTATAGAGGTAGTTGGTAAATCTTTAAATGTTTTCTAAAACTATCCTCCTTTTGTTGAATTATAACCATTATAATAGGAATTATATTTCTATATCCAATATATTTCTCGTTCATTTAAATTACTCTTGTTTACTATTTCTATCACTTCTAGTGTGAAATTCTATTTACCATATTTTTTGATTGCTTTATGAATTGTCATATTAGCAACAGCTTCTCCACATTTTTTTGAACAATGCTAATAGAAGCGTTCCTTCACATCTTGAACAGTTTGTCCTATATAGACTTTACCATTAATTTTGTTTGTTATTTTATAAATAACGCCATTTGTAGTTTCAATTTCTACCCTCTACATTACTTTAATTTTTTACATTAAAGTTAACTCGGTATTACCCATTAGCTGGGGTGGGCTTCACCGATTTTGCTCAATTTTCTTTAAGTATATTACTATACTTAGATGGCGAATACTTCACCATCGGCAAACCAGTCTTCTGCAAAGACTAATTCAAAGGGGGCTGTATGAGCACCTACCATCTTTTCACTTCCAGCAGTTACTACTGCACCATCTTCATCTCTTGCACACACAAGAGGGATGTTTCTTCTAGAGGAACCTATTACATCCCACGTGTATTCACTGTCATCATCGAATTCTTTAACAGGAAACTACGAAAGGAATGTATCAAGTGTTTTACCTCTGTACCAAGCTAAAAGCTGTACCATAAGATTGGATGCCTTCTAAGGAGCAAGGCCAAAAATAGAACCGAGATGGTTCTCTTTAGTTAACATTCTGTTATCCTAAAAGCTTTTTATCTTTTAGTTCTTTCACTTTACCATTGTGAAAGTTCAGCATACATTTTCATACTGTTTAGTATGTTGGGCACTCGTGGAAGAATTATATTCTACGTTGTTATAGATGCAGGCTTTTCTAAAAGTTGAATAAGGGATATTTGCTAATTTAGCAGCGCTTCTTAAAGTTCTACCTTTTAACAAACACTCTAGTAAGACTTCCTTTGAAATATTATTAAATTTGGCACTAGACTCATGCCTATCTCTAATAATAACTCCTACATTTTTTAGTTCAGTACAAATAATATATCTAGATACTTCAAATTTTTTTGCTATCTCTTCTAAAGTAAATTTTTTATTAATGTATAAATTTATTAAATCAGAAATACTCAAAATTTTTCTTTTAAATCTAGGTGTATTACCGCCTATACTAGCATTATAACCTTTGGATTTATCAGTAGAATTATATAATTCTATATAGTACATTTCTTTATAATCTAGATCTTCTAAATCACATGTTTCTAACATTTCTATATAGAATTTATCTACTCCATACTTTTTCATAGCTCTATTAATAATTTGCTTACCATATTGTGCATGCCTAAGATGCTCCTTCCATCTTTGTTCTACACTAGTTCTGGTTTGCCCTATATAAACCTTATTATTAATAGTGTTTCTGATTATGTAAATAAATCCGTTCATAGTTTCATCTTCTATGCGTTACACTGTCCATAGATATTATTCTATGTCTTAGCACGGTGTTGTCCTTTACTATTGGAGGATTTCACCGTTTTTACCCAATTTTACAAGGGCTTAACTTGTGAGTCAACCCTTCCAATGCTGGAATCCAACCATTTGGAACTTACCTAATTTACCAGCCATAAATTATATTATATTAAAAATTTTAAACATCTAAAGTCCAACCTTTTCCTATAAAGGATTCAGGATCTTTACTGCCTCCCATAAAATTAAGGTTTCCATCAGAAGATCTTTGAGTATTATTAAGAACATTTTCCAGTTCGCTAATACCCCTTTTTACTTCTTTTTTAACCTTACCTTTTATAAAACCACTTAAATCTTTAAACCCATTTGTTAATGTAAAAATAAGTCCCAGATTTTTAATAAAGTCTACTTTATTCTCCATTTCATACTGTTGAATTGCAGTATAAAGTTCTCCAGTGCTTTTATCTTTATGCACAGGCTTCATTATATTATCCAGAATCCTTTGTCTTGTATTTCTATCTACTTCTAAATCACCAAAAAATTTTTTATCTTCAAGTATAGATTTTTTAAGAGTTTCTATTTGTTCGGCCTATTCTCTTTTGCTCTTCTCGGCTTCTTCTTCTGCATCTTTTACAACTTTATTATATGCAGTTTTATAAAAATCTATATTTCCTTGAAGAGCTTCTTTTGCATCTTCTATATCTGTTCCGCCCTTTATAGATTTATCTACCTCTCTTTGAGCTTTATCCTAAGAATATCCTCTATTAATAAAATCCTAGTATATTAATTTCTTTCTTAAATCTTCACCTTGATCACTTTCTTCTTCTATAGCAGATTGCTAAATACTGTCTAAATAATTTAAAGCTCCTTCATATTGTTTAATAAGATCTGGTTCTACACCAACACCTAAAGCTTTATTTATTCTTTTATATTTATCATCTAATTCTGAAGAAATCTTACTTTCAATAAGTGTTCTAAAATCTTCCGGTGTTTCTATTTTAGAAATGTCTTCTTCATTAAGGTCAGGGAAAATACCATCATCTGCAAAAGCTTTAGCAATGGAAGAATAAAATTTAGGAGAAGTGCCCTTTTCAGATGTGGTACTTTCCTGTTCCTTAATTGTATCTTCTTCACTACTTACGCTCTCTGGTGAATCCTCAAATAAATTATCTGGATTAACCTCAGTAGTATTTTCTTCTTTTTTCTCTTCTTCAGGGGCTCCTTCTACAGTTTCTGTAGTATCCTCCTGTACATCTTCATTAAACAGGTTTTCTATTTCTGAACCTGTATAAATATTATCAAATGATAAACCTTCCATTTATTCTCCTTTTATCTAGTTTATTCAATACAAAATTACTATATTTTAGATTATATTACGCTGTAATTAATAAAACCTTAATAGTAATATTAACAAAAATATAAGGTGGGGGAAATTCCCCACCTTATACCTTAAAGTTCAACTATAGATTCTAGAGCATCTTCAAACATCTATTGTGCTAAATTACCACTAAGATGTGCAGCTTCTTCTGAATAAGGATTAATATCCAAAGCTTCACATAAATGCATTTCTAAATGATTCTTTTCATGTACCAAAGTGTTTAAAAACTCTGCAATGCTACTAGCTTTATGTATAACAATAATGGTCATGTGATTATCAAAGCTGGAAAAAGTTAATCCTGTATCTAATTCTGCTTTATCTAAATTTGTTTTTACGGAGTCTATAGTACTCTAATTCTTGCTCATCTAAGAGACCTTTTTAATAATTTCGTTTCTCTACTAAAAATCCAAAACATAATAGATATTTACATCCCAGTTATATTTAGTCACTTTGAATTTTTGGCATAGTCCCATTATTTATATTTCTCTTTAAGTTTCTCTAATTTTTCCTCAAAGCCTTCTCTATAGCTTCTTCCGCTTCTTTCTCCGTAACCTTCTAGTTCTCTCATGGCTTTTCTATAACCATGTTCACAGCCTTCTTTAAATGCTTTTTCCAGCATTTCTTCACTGTCACGAGATCTTTCATTATAATCTTCTGTTATATGATAAATTCTTCCCATAGTTTAATCAGTTTTAGTTTCTTTTTTAAGAGTGGCCATTACTTCTTTTATGCTTCCCATTAATTCAGACATTTGTTGTTTTAACGCATTAATCTCTTGCTTCTATTTTTTCTATTCAGCAAACTCAGGATTTAAAGTCTATAATAAACTTTCACAATCCTATACTATTTTTTTTATGGTAGTCTACACTATTTAATATACCCAAACTTTTCTATCTTAATGAGTCCACTTCTGCATTCATAGCTTCTCTAGAAGTTGTTATTACCAATGCACCATTTACTGTACCCTAATCTGCAACATCTAGATTAGCCGGTAATTTCTATAAAGTAATATTATTATCATTTATTTTAACCACAACATCTACAACCATTTCCTACGGATTTATAAAATTAGTTACTGGAAATTTTGGTTGTGGCTGTGATATGCTTACAACTTGTCCTACTTCTATATAAGGAGACGCCTCTTTATGAAGTATATATATTTGACTATTAGCTCTTAAATTTTGAAACATATTAATATTTTATTATGCCGTAGCCGACGTTATTACTAAAGTTAAAGAATCATTAATTGTGTAAGATAATGCACATCCACAATTAATATTAGAACCGTATTGTTCTCTTCCAACATTTGTTAGAGTTATTGTGGTAGGAACAGTAGTCTACCCCTAAAATGCAACTACATAATTCTCTGTAAATAGTTGTGTATGAGCATTACATCCGCATTTACCATCTTGTGTAACAACTGTTATTACTACTTTCACAGGAATAAAAACTGTTGTTTCTACCAACCTTGGAGTTCCAGTAGTGTAAACTACTGAAACCTACGGTTGAATAGTGGAATCAATACAAAATGGCCTACATAACTTCTCTTTATAAGTCGCCATAAAAGACAACTGATTAGCAACAGGGGCTGTTGCTAATCCTACAGGTGATATTGTTACTGCCATAATGATTAATTATTAACAATTACAACTACCTGTAGTATAAGGATATCCATAATTATTGCAGCCACATCCATAAGGGTTTGGAACTACATAAGCAGGAGAGGGAGAAGGTCTAACCTAACTTACTATATTAGCAGTCTATGCCTACTGAGAAGCTGCCAAAGCAAGTTGACTATTTTCCTATCTAAGAGCATCAATCTTATTCTGCATCTCTCTCATTTCTAACTAACAGAACTTATCATTAATAAGAGTAGTTTGCGCGGCTATAGCATTCTTTAAATCACAAGTCTACTATGCAGTAGCATATGCTGTAGAAGAAAATCCTCTCTCAACAGAACTATTTACAAAATTTATAGCATTCTATAAAGTGTTAGTTTGATTTACATTAGATAACTGATTCTCATAATTAGTTTTAGTTATAGAATCCTAAATACTGCAGCAACATTGTGCTAATTGACTGCCTAACTGACAATTTCCGCTCTAGATAGAATTGATAATCTGTTGGCCTGTCATACCAACCTGACTACCCACAGTTTGTATAGAGGATTGTACTTGACCTATAGCAGTTTGAAGAGTATTTACATCACAATTTAAAGTAGTGGCAAGTTGACTTAAAGCCTAACCATTACCATTAATAGCCTGTAAAAGAACTTCTCTACCAAAATCATTATTCAATTGGTTAGGTATACCATCAGCATTTCCACCAAACATACCATTACCTCTACCTCCCCAAAGCCAGAACATTATGATTACCCAAATCCACCACATGCCTCCACCTCCCCAAGCATCTTGGTTTTTAGAAGCATTTGTAAGCATTGCCATAAGATTAGGATCAATACCTTTATTCTGCATTAGACTAGCAATAAGAGCAGAGGAATCAAAGCCCTTATCTGCTGTATCAAAAACATAAGTTTTTTCCATATATAAATAATAAAGAAGTTAATAAATAAGTGATCACTGCACAAAGGTATTATTTATATGTCAAAATTAACAACAATGCTAAACAACAAAGGCAATACTCTGTATTATAGAATATTGCCTTTAGTATTGTTTTTATAAATCCTTATACTCAGTTTTTGCATCAAAAGAAGGGCACGCTTTATTGGCATATTCTCTATGCCCGTGTATAGTAGCGTTAGGATATTTCTTTCTAAGATCTTTTATAAGTTTTATTAAAGAAGCTTTTTGAGCAGCTGTTCGAGTGTCTTTAGGTGTTTTACCGTCTTTCGCTACGCCTCCTATATAACATACTCCTATAGAATATGCATTATGACCTGAGCAATGGGCTCCTATTCTTTCTATTGGTCTACCTGTATGTATAGAGCCATCTCTATAAACAACATAATGGTAACCAATATCACTAAATCCTCTTTGTTTATGCCACTACCTTATTTGATTTACTGTATAATCCTTTCCTTCAGGAGTAGCAGAACAGTGTATTATAATTTCATTTATTATTCTCATATTTATTTATATATAAATCTAAATCCTTTTTATACCAAAATAATTCTTTAAAGCCCGCTTGTTTCATTCCTTTAGGCAATCTTCCTTGTCTAACATAATTATCAAAAGAAGCCCTACTGATATTTAAATATTGGTAAGCCTAATATTTACTCAGTCTTTCTTGTTTATCAGAAAGAACTCTTAAAGATTTTAGTATTTGTTCTTCTTCCTCTTTTGTTAAATCACAACTTCCTTTATCTATATTTTCTATAAAACCTTTTAATAAATGTCGGATTATTTTTAACATAACTATATAATAAATAAAATAACATAATTCCTGTAATTATAATATGAAAAACAAATAGATGAAAATCCGAAATATTAATTCCTATATGATAATCAATTAAGTTTAAAGTTTCTATAACAAATATATACCATAAAAATATTTTATGATATGTACAAAATCTAAAAACAATTGCAGATACATATATAAATACCCAGGGTAAAAAAGACATTCCACCAAGACAACTTAACAGCCATGTATCTATATCAAAATAAGCAAATAAAGTGTTGAAGAAATAACATAAAGCTCCTAATATTGGAATTAGCTTTAGTAATTTCAACAACACTTTATATAAAATCTTATTTAAGTTTTCCTCCTTTAGCATACTATCCTTTCTTTAGTCCTGCTTTCGGAGTTAGAGGCTTAGGCCTTCTTGTCTTTGTTTTTGTTTTTGCCATTTTCATCTTTTTTAGGCTAGCTCATAATTCTAAGCTAGCAGGTTAAATCAGTACATATTTGAGTAGTTAACTATATTACCGCAGTTTTAAGATCTTCAAGTTCTCTCTTTAAATTATCATTATCCTATCTTAAAGTGACAATTTCAATACGAAGTTCCTTGTTTTCCTATAGTGCAGTATCCAATCTTTCTTTATTGTCGTTACTTAACTTTTCATAAAACTCTAAAGATGCTTCCATATTACTTATTACTGAATTATCTACTTCACTATTATATTTCTTTCTTGCTAAAAACCATGATAACCAGCTTCCTGCTGTAGTAGAAACTACTCCAATTACTGCTATAATAATTTCAGTCATCGGATTAAGATTTTTTTAGTTTATACCATGTTATTGCGGCACCTCCTATTATAAATGCAGCACCTAACCACATTAATAACTTTTGATACCATTTAATTTTATTAACTTCTTTCACTTCAGTTTTTGTTATATATATCGGCGTTTCAATAGAGTCTTTCTGTATCATAGTATCAGTATGATTTAGATATTTATAAATGTACTTATACTTATATAAGTACAAGGTATCACCATTTACAAATCTGTCAATACTATCATGAACATATATACTGTCTATTTTTAATGTATTTATATATTCTGTTTTTACTTTTTCTATAGGAACTTCTTTTTCTATTATTTTAGTAGACCCACAAGCAACTAGAAAAACAAGAATAATTATTAATAAATATCTCATAGTTTGTTTTTTGTATACATTATCTAATGTAACGTTCCATTATATACATTAGGTTCCACAATAATTATATTGTCTTTATGGGTTACCATACTTCCGTTGCCTCCAAGGGGACTGCTAGACTTTCCTGTAGGAATTCCTTTAGATATGTTTTTAAATGTCATTTTAGATGCTTTAGTATTAAACATTGCAGTATTTAAGTTTTCACACTCAAAATCTATTGTACCTAAATAAACAGATCCGTCTTCATTTCCATTTTCAAAACATCTATTATAATAACAACACACCAGCTTTATACTTTGTTCATCAGACAAATAATTTTTAACATAAGTTATTCTAGGTAATGCTCCCTATAAATGTCCCCCTGCAGTATTTATTTTAATAGGAACTAAAGGTTGATCTGCATTACCATTAATACCGTCAGTAATAGTACTGCATAAAGGATCTATAATATTTCCTCCAAATCCTAACCAAAACAATTTATTATACTAGTTTCCGACATTACCCACTGCACGTATTACATAAAATATATGTCCAGATTCTGTGATTGTAAAATCAGGTTCAGAAACTAAAGTAGTATTACCATGTAATATAGAGGGCGTAATTGTAGCATCCCATTCTACTCCTGAAAAATCAGCTAGTTTCATTCCATCAAAAGTCTCAAAATCTTCAGTATGAACCAAATATATAGATCTCCAACAACCATCTGCAGAAAAATTTAATCTGTTTCTTGCGTAAGCCATAAAGTAATACAGCTTATTAAATTTGATTACTTTATTAGTGGGTATAACATGCATGTTATTGATAACAAGGTCTAAATCTTTAGATGTCCAAGTTTTACCACCATCTATAGATTTATATAATGTTGTTATTTGGTCGCTTGTAAACTTTAGAGATATTATAACTTCGTTAAGCTCTTTATCTGTAAAATTAACACAGACGCAGTCTCCAAACATACTTGCAGCAGCATTGGGAACCTCATTATCATATATAAGTTCTTCAGTAGTATTTTCGTATATTTTATAAACTCGGTCTCTATAATTAGTTATAGAGTATAAAGTAGCTTTTTCCTGTCTTTCAAGTCTATACAAATACTGTTTATCATAGTATTGGTCTTCTCCTACTATATATTCCCAAGAAGGACTCCAAGGAGTTGTCTATTTAGTAGCATCAACTTTATTAAAATACTTTATATCTTCTTCAATCTTTTCATTAATACTATCAATATCTTCTGCTTGTTTTTCAACTTTAGAAGTAAGAGCCTTAATAGCAGTGTTTAGAGTATTTAATTTATTATCAGTATTTGTTTTCCAAACATTTAATTCCTATATGGCTGCTTTATTGTCTGAAATGTCTTTTTCAATAGTTTGAAAATGAAAAATAGTATCTTGAAGGATATTATCCTTAATTGTGCTAAGATTAACTCTTACATTTTTAGCATTCTACACTATTACTATAGAGTCCTCATCTTTAATAGAACTTTTTAAATCAAACTCTAAATCTTTAACTCCTTTAGAATTTAACCATTTTTCTATTTTCTCTAATTCTAATCTTCCTAAAAACATTATTCTACAGCTATTAATTGTATTTTTATTTTTCGACTACCATTATTAATAATACTACTAGTATCAGTCATTTTGGGAATGGTTACTTGCAAATATGCTTTAGTTCCAGCAGTTGCAACTCCTTCTGAGTTTTTCCAACTTGAAGTAATAACATCGCTTTTATATACGCGTTCTCTGTCCTAAGTAAGTACATCCCCCACTTCATGTTTACACCATATTACTATAGGTTCTAAAAAATAGTCTTGTATTCCTATATAAGGAGCACTATTCCAATAAATACTATACCCATTAAATTCTTTTATATCAGACTAGTAATCATACAAACCATTATTCAACATAGGTACCGCCACAGTTTTAGAACTTCCTACTTTTAGGTCTTTAAAAAAGTTTCTAATACCAAGAGTAAATACAGGCATTGTTAGTTGATCATATTTAGAAGCATAACTAGCACAATCTCTTTTTGATATATAATTCGCATTAATACCTTTTACCTCAGTTTCTAAAGATGATACACTATACACAAAGTCATCCATATTTCCTACAGGGGACCAGCTACCGTCTATATAATGGTAGATTATATCATTATCAGAATGTAACTCATAAGATTCTTCATCCTAATCGCTTTTTATTTTCTGTTTACCTGCTTTTATCCAAAGTACATTTGTTTGTTTGGGAGGATTGGCAGAATATATAATATTTTCGTACTTTATCATAATTAATCTATTAAGGTTACTATTACTTTATTCAAACTTGCATTTGCTTCAATTTCAGTCACACTATAAAACTCTACCTTAATCCTTTTTTGTATATGTTCTACACTACTACCAACATCAATAGTAGTTTCTGTAATATATGTAGGTCTTAATTCCTAACTATAATTAGTTTTAAAAGCAAAGTTTGTAGAAGTAAAATCTAACTTACAAGGAACTCCTGTTTGTGTATTACCACTTAAAGTATTTGTTATGATTATATATGGAACATGATAATAATAAATTGCTTTTCCCACAGCTTCCCATTTATTATTGCTGGTAATAGTGGGTGTTATAGCAATATCACGTGTGATGCTAACTGTATCCATAGAAAGTTCATGAAGGTTATCAATCTAAATTACAGGTATAGCCAAAGAAGACTCAGTGCCTTTATAAGTAGTAAAGTTGTCACTAAGCACATTAACACTGTTATTAAGGGTAGTAACGGTATTATTTACAGTAGTAACAGTATTATTTACAGAAGTAATAGACTCTTTAATATTGTCCGTCTCACTTTGAAGAGTTACAATATCTTCTTTTATACCTGATATATAGTCAGCCGTATCATCCGCATTATTTACAGACCTCCAATTTCCGTCTACAAATTGATACAGTTTACTCCCAGGATATTCACTTTTATCCTCTTCAGGATTTTGTAAAGATTCAACGTATTTACCTGCTTTTATCCACAAAACATTATGTTCTTCAGGAGCTTTTTTTGAATATACTATATCTTTATATTTTATCATTTACTATTAGTATTAGTAGGTTTATTTATTTGCTTTAATTTAAGAGCCTCATCGGCTTTATTTTTACGTTTAGTTTCAGCTAATTTATCTTTTTCTAATTCCTATTTAGAATTAAACTATCTAATTTTTTCGTCAAGTTCAGCTTTTGCTTGTTCCGGATCTTCTTTATAGAAATTCTAATTAGCCATAGATTCAGCATTTATTTCTGCAACAAGTATTCTGGTTTCATTGTCTCTTTGATTTATGGAATCTTTAAGTTCCATTTCTGCCTATTTTTGCTGCGCTTCCTGCTGTATTTGTTGCTGTGCCAATTCTTGTTGCTGTTGCTATTGTTGCTATGCTCTCTATAACATGTCTTCTTCATTCTTTTGGACCATTCTTTGTTTCTCGGCTAATGAAGTACTATTGTATAATTTCATAATAGTAGAGAAGTTAAGTGTTTGATTCTATAGGGCTGCCTATGCTAGCATATCTAACTTTTGTTTAAGCTCCTGCATACCATCACTATTATCAACAACTAAACCATAGTCAGCTTCAGCAAACTCATCACCATCAATTTCAGTAACTTTCATAGTATTATCTGCTAATAAATACTAGAACTTCTTACTTCTTCCTTTAAGTGCAATTTTTGCAGTTTCTAAAAAGCATTCTAAAGCTCTTCTTTTAACATCGTCATGGACCATAAACAGCCATTCAGTAATATGAGAAGACTGTAAAGTAGCCCTTTCCACACCACCAACAGTTTCTCTATTACTAATCTAGCCTTCTCTTTGTCTAGAAATGCCTGCAACATCAGACATTTCCTACTTAATATACTCCAATAGATTTACATATTGCTATATGGTATTACCAACATCTGCGTTAAATGCTCCCTGTTGTGCATTATTTAAAGCCCCTGAAAGCTTTCCCATAGCTGCTCCTGAATTGCCTTCTTTAAAACTATCAGAAACAACAATACCGGAAGTTTTAGCAAAATACATCCACTTTTCTATATCCCATCCAGTAGGAACTTTGGCTAAATCTAGATTAATTAGAACACCCCAATTTCTAGCAAGTAGTTTATTAAGTCTGTCGTGTATAACATCATATAAGTAATTATATGATTTCATCTTATCAACTAAAGAAAATGGTTTTGAATCATTAAGATTATAAACAGATCCTACAATACCAAAATGGCATCTTGAAGGATTGGAGAGTCTATTATACTAAACTACCCTAGGACGCATATTTACATAAATATCTGTGCCTATTTTAGTTCCTTCCCAAGCTTCATTTATATAAAAAACTGTTTCTTCCTCACCCTCTTCTGTTTTTGTTATATAAGTTTCCGGATAAAAATTAAATACTTCTTCACCTGTTTCTGGATCATAAGATTTAACTTTTTTTATTTTTCTTCTAGATTTCCAATAAACTCTAAGAACCCTTATATTACCATTCATATCAAAAGGAAGAAGCGAATCATTAACTCCATCAAGTTCTCCTGTAATATTAGAAAAAAAATCAGTTTGGGAATTAAATGTTTCACCTAACATAGAACCATTTATAAATCCATATCTTTCATCTATATTATCCATAGAATCAGTAGATCCTTGCCCCAAATTGTCAGGCATTTCTTCTATATACTCTCTGTCCTTTTCTGACAATACATCATAATAAGTATCTATTATCTTCCCGGGGCTCCAATAATCCTCAAGTATTATAATATCTGCATCTTCTAATCTATTAGAATATCCAGATCTAAATGCGCGTATTTTTAAAGGGTTTATTCTTTCAATGACGGGTTCTCCACCAACAATATCACATTGATATATTTCTTCACCAACAGTCATTCCGTCCATAAATCCTTGGTTAAATATCAAAGGCATGTTAAGTTCCTTAACATAGTGGTGTAATAATGAATTGGCCCTTATTTCTCTCATATCTTGCCATTCTAGAGAAAAATAATCTCCCATCTATTGAATGCGTTGATTAAACTCTTCCTCAGAAGAGGAAGTATCCTAAACAGCTTTTTGAAGTTCCTAATATATTTGATCCCTTTTATTGTTTTCTATTTCAGATATAGAATTAGGATTTGTAATAACAACTCTATAATCAAATACTCTGGCAGATTCTTCGCCTCTCAGAACATCTAGTTTGCTATTCATGATAGGATAGTGTTGTATTTTATCAGGAATAAATCCAGCCTGAAGATGCTCGGGATTTAATATCATCATAAGGTCACTCATATGAAGTTTACCATTAATTAAATCATAATTAATCTTCTTATGAATAACACTGTTCCTAACAGGTGAATAGTTGAAAAATGTCTTAGAGTCTGCCCAATCACAATGAAGTTTACGCCATTTTTTATTCTTTTTATTAAATGGCAACTATTGTGGGGGTAATTTAACAAAATTACTCATATATCTTTCAACTTTAAATTTTATACAAAGGTATCATATAATAAACAAATACACAACATAATAATTATTTTATTAACTATTATAAAGTATTAAGTTTAAACTGTCTATAATTTTTTTCAAAGAATGGGTCTATCTCAAGTCCTTTAGGTTTTACCTAAGCTCTTCGCATATCCCCTTGATATAATATCATCTTTTCTTCTCTAAAGAGCATTAACTAAACTAATGACATCAATCTATCAACATTTATATCAGGGTTAAATAATATAAGTTCTTTTAGTAAAGCTCTATTTTTAATAAATGATAAATTAGGCACAGTATAAGAAACTTCATGACCATTCTATTCTTCATTTATAGTAACAGGCTTTAATAACCAATCTCTAATTAAAGTTAGTCCAAAGTTTTTAATAGGTACTGTTGCCTAAACTCCCTTACTAGAATTACCAAAATTAGAGGACTTTATCAACTATTTATTCCTTAAATATTCAGGTGTATCAGCCAACATGTACAAACTATTAGTTCTACTAAAGTAAGAAAATGTGTTCTTTTTATTACTTTCATAGAGTAATTGACAATTATAAAATAAACATATCTTTCTAGCTATCTCATTTAAATCATCTACAAACATAGGTCTGCCTGTGTACTCTGCAACTATTCTATCAGTCCATAGGTCCATTACAAACAAAGAACCTAAAGACATTGTATTAGATTCATCATTTTCATAATTATCTAGAGATGCTATATACCTATCCTATGGAATCTTACCTTGTACTTCCTAAGGCATTTCAAATATTTCTAAAGCTCCGGTACTTTTATTATCCTTTAATGGGAAGTCTCTAATAGGTTTATCATAACTAGGCTAGAACTCTACTTCATGTTTTTTATTAAATACAAGATTTCCTATATAAGTATCATCGTAGAAATTAGGGTTATTATCAATTTCATTTAATCTAGCTGTTAATTCTGTTATAGGAAATATATTGCCTTTAGCTCTCTGAATAGCTTCCTACGGTGTTATAGGAATTTCAGCAATACGTTTAGTAATAGCATTAATATTAGTTGAATTATATTTAACAAGATACCTATCTTTTAGTATTTGTACTAATGCCTTAATAACATCGCTATTACCATCTTTATCATAACAATCAGCCCTATTTAAATATCCAGGAAAAAAGTATGTAAACTATTTCCTTCCCTATCCCTCTTTATCATAAATATTATCAATCCCTAAAACATTGTAGCCTTTAGGATTATACATAAGTTCCTGCATAGAACTAAAGTCAGAGTCATTATCACCTGCTGTACCCCAAGCAGCAATAATTCCCCACACACTATCACCATCTTCTACAGAAGGCCTTAATACCTACCATAGATTTAATAACCTAGGGAACGTGCCACTCTCCTCGATTATATATAAAACTCCTCTAGAACCTCTAAGTTTAGATTCATCATCTTTAGAAGTAATACCCATAACACTATTTTCTGTACCCATTCTAACACCTGTTTCAACATCTAAATAGCCCATAGTCCATTGCATATTCTAAAGACTAGATGTTAATCTTCTAGAGGGAAATTGAGTATTACTAGCACAGAAATCTATATAATACTAAAACATGTCTAGAATCTAATTAGCCCCTTGTATATATTTTCTTTCAGATGCAGTTACGACACACTATACTTTCTTATTTACTTCGTAACCTTCTCCTAATATAAATCTTTTAGCTAACAAAGAAGCACCACAAAAAGACTTACCACAACCACGTCTTGATAGTTCCATATAATGATGTCCTCGATCTCTACACTATTGTAAAAAATGAAATTTATAATAGTGCCCTTCCCAAAATAATGGCATACCTACAGAACGTATTGTTTTACCTTTTGCATCTTTTTTTATAAGCTACATAGGGCAGTAGTTTAAAAAGAAATACATATCACCGGTAATCCACTCACCATCAGATGGCCTTACATACCCTTCATAGCATCTTCTAATTTCCTCTCTAATCCATTTACCAAATTCACTATTAGGATTAGCATTAGGTTTTAAATCTGTTAGTCTTCCTGTTTTCTAAAAATGTATTGCTGTGGGTCTAAAATAATCCGTATCTTCTAATATGTGGGGTTTTGTTATGTCAATAATGATTTTACCTTCTTCATCTCTAGGAAGATCTTTAGCATAGGGTCTATCAGCAGAAATTAGCTTTTTTATATAAGGAACATTATTAATATAATCAAAGAACTGCTCCTTAACTTCTTCATTCATAGAATCAAGCAGTTCCTAAGTTATACTAGTCTAGCATTTATTTAATCGAAAGTTCTCCATTTAATACCAGTTTTATTATTTCTTGTATTATATATAAATCAAACTTTTTCTAAAAACTCTCTAAGGAAGTGGTTGATACTTTATCTGTTTTAGTAAACCTTTCTATAAGCTCTCCTTTACTTTTAGTTATTTCATACAACTCCCCTGTGAAAGTCTTAATAATCTTCATTGTAGAATGTGTCTCCATAGTTTTTCTAACAACAAGATTTTTACCAACTGCTTTCCCTATAGTATTTATTACTTCATTAAAGGTTAAGTCCATCTTCAAATAACTTTTTTTCGCCCGAACCTCTCATTTTTCCTGAACTAACCATTTCAGTGGTAATGGCTTTTTCTGCATCTGCAAGGTCCTTAACTAATTGTGGAATCATTTTAATAGTAGAGGTTATACTATTTATAGTATAAATAGGCTTTCCTTTATCATCTGAGGCATTAAGATCAACATCTCTAAGGAATGTTCTAACCTTATCTACTGCAATACGAGTATCCTCAAGAAGAAGCGCAGAGGGGGATTTAAAGGACTCATAAAACTACATAGCTTCTTGAACTTGTTTATCAGGTTTCCAATCCTTTAATCCCTCTCCCTCTATAACTGCTTTTGCCCTTTCTTTTGGGTCAATAATATATTGATAATCACTTCTAGGATCGCACATAAAATAAATATAAGCCAATTCCTAAAGTGCTTTATTTTTACCATTAGTTTTATCTCTAGACCATATTAATTTGAATGGCTTAAGCATTAGTGCTTCTTCCGAGATAACAACTTTATATGCATCATATTTAAACAACTTCATAAATAATAAATTAAAAAAGCCTCTCAACTGAGAGGCTTTGTCCTTTAAAGAATAATGTCTTTATTAGGATGGATAATTGAAGTATCTTCAGTTTCCTCCCATTCTTCTACTACAAATTCTATATCTCTGTCCTACAGTAGTAAACAGGGCTTATTATCAATTACAACAATATCAAATCTATATTCAATAACCGGATTGTCTGATATAATACCGTCTTTAAGACTGCCGTCTTTATGCTTTTTGATTGCAAATCTGTTTGGGTTTATTGAGACAAGATCTCCTACTTTAATGCCTCTAACAGAATCTCCAACAGCTAATACTTTTTGATACTCTTTTACAGTACCTGCTTTTTTTGTAACATCTATAATATTTCCTATTTTACCATCTTCCTCATATACATCCATAGTTGTAACAAGGGCAGTAAACATAGGTTTAATTTTTTTTACTATCAACATATGCTTTTATTCTTTTATATTTATCATAAGGGCAAGCTAACTTACCTAATGATGGAATATTAAAACTAGTAGTTAATTTAGAAAACTCTTCCTCTGATAAGTTTTCTTTTAAAGGTAACTCTTCTATGTGTTTTCTAATACATAGCCAAAAGGCTTTATAGGTTTTCTCCACCACATTTACTGGTAAATTTAACTCTTTTGCTATCTCTTCTATAGTCATTCTGTAAAATCAAATAACAGCATAAACTTAAAATTACCCTCGTCTTTTGTAATATTAGGTATGAATTTAGGATTTATTTTATCATCTATAATGATCTTCTTATCCCTAAGTTTAGACATTATAACCTGAAAATGAGAACTTGTAATACCACAATCTTCTCTTACAGCCTTTTTAATCTCCTCACTCATTAATACCCTATTAAGTAATTCCTCACTTGTAATATTGAGGCTTAATTGATACCTGTGTTTTACAAATGAGGAAATTACTTCAATCTCTCTATTTGTGAGATTATGAAAGGGCTTAAGAAACTCAAACCAATATTTAAAGAACTTTTCTTTTGTAGTGGGAATCCTAACAACATTGTTAATCTTCCCTAACATATTATTCTTCTGCTTGAGTTTCTTCTTTTACAGGAGTCATAATCTCAACAATCTCCTTAACACACTTATCTACAAATTCCTTATCAAAGCTAATTTCATTTTCAATTACCTTAAAAAGATAATCAAGACGCTTAAAAAGAGTAGTAGTGCTAAATTGTTGAAGTTTATTATATAATGCATTATTATCCTGCTGAAGCTGTTCTGCAACTGCTTTAAGTTGTTCGTACGTAAGCTCCTTTACTTCTTTATTATCTTCCATTGCTTATAAAGTATTATTTAAATATTTAAATCCGTATTTATTTTTATAAAGAGTTTCCCACTCTTTAATATTTAATTCTCCTGTATCTGTTCCTCCACAGTTATCACAGTATACAAGATCGTCTAAGCCCATTCTGAGTATCCTTAAAGACAAGCATTTCTTACAGTATACAACAGGTTCCTCATCATACTTTGTAGGCTCCTTGAATTCTAAAGTATCAATTGGTTCCTCCATCTTTATAGTATACTAATATAAAACTACCATTTTCTTTGACTAAAGATACTATGTCTTCTCTTTTAACATTTAGGTTATTTGCTTTTACTACCAACTATCGAATATTAGTTGCAGATATGGCAGTCATAACCTTTCCATCTTTAACCATAGGTTCCATCATTTCTTTATTTTACCGCCTGAAGCCATCTTCATAGCATTGGCTCTTCTTTCTAATGCTGCTGCTTGTGCTTTAGCGGCCTTAATAGCAGCATTCTTTCTACTAGGACTATTCATAATTTCCTAGTATTGTGCTAATGTATGAGCATCACTTTCAGCTTGCCATTTTTTATCAATTTTCATCTTTTTACACTTATTTTATTAAGTTCATCATAGAAATTTAGTACAAACTACTCATTTTCTAGTGAGTGTATTTCTATAATTTTATCTATAAAGTTAAGATCGTCTAGTATAGCCAGCATGGCATGTTTAAGATATTCAATACTGGGCTTATTAAAATTATCAAGAATAGTCTGTTCCATAATATTAAATTTAGTCGCCCCACTCAGAGTCGAACTGAGATCTTCAGATTTAGAGTCTGTAGTAATAAACCGTTATACTATAGGGCATTAATTAAAATATATATTTATACATTAGTATATAAAAAGCAACTGCTAAGAACTGCCCTACTATGCCCCCTGCTAATGTCATTAAAATATCCAGTTCGTCAAATTTATTTCCATATTGCTTGTCTTTAAATTCCATTCCTATGGCCAAGCCTAATACAAATAATATTGTGCCAATAAATCCTGCAGGTATTGCATAAAAGAAATGTTTGTTCCTGTTACTTTCCGTAAACCAACTCATAATATTTATTTTTTGCGGTTCCTAGTAGATTCGAACTACTATCTTCCATTTCAGGAGTAATACCATTATACTAAGGAACCAAGCTCCCTCCTTCCGTCTTCTCAGATTAAGGGAGGTTATTGTACAAATTAACAACAATTAAACATCTTTCCACCGTGTGTCTCCCCAGAAAGACTCGAACTTTCAATGTGGGATTAGAAATCCCAAGTTATATCCCTTTAACTATGGGGAGCTTAATCAGAGTATTAAGATGCCACAAAGTAAAGTATAATATTTTAATTATACAAATATTTTAACATTATTTAAGATTATTATTTATTTCATTGCTTAATTGTTTCATTTGTTCTTGGGTATTATCTATTCCGCCCCCATCAGCAAATTTATTATAAGTTTCTTTAATACTATTTACATCCCTAAGACCACTCTGAACACCAAGACGTATTATAATAGCCCTATCTCTCATTGGTAAGTTTTCCCAAGCCATATATATATTAAAATTAAAGGGTATAGGGTTAAAGCCCCATACCCTTATATATTATTGAATATTTACAAAATCTATCATTAAAAATTCTTTATCAGTGCCTTCCTCTATATTCTTTTTATTATTAAACTTAGCATATATCCAAGGCCACCAATCATCTAAATAAGTCCCTGTACATGGAGTACCTAGAGTATTGTTAGATGAATACTTATCCTCATAAGTAGGATTATGTTTAAATTCATAAACTACTGTCCAAGACTCTTTGTCAATACCTCCACAGAACTTTACTCTAGGATACTTTTTTACTAAAGTATCACAGTAATGCTGAAAGAGTTGTATATCCTCTTCATCTAATTTCCTTTCTAGAACTAGTCTAACATAACAATTTCTTTTCTTATTAAGGAAGTCTAAGAATGTTTCTATATCTCCTTTATAAGCCATAAGACCATGCCTTATTTCTACATTAAAATCCCTATCAAAACTAATCCTAAAATCAAAAAATCTAATACCTAGCTTATACTGCTCCTCTATAGATTTACTTTGACACCTTGCTACAAATCTAAAAGGATATAGATACCATTTCTTAGGAGGTAAATATGTTAGAGAATTGTGTGATGCTATGATCATCTTATAATAATATTTTTTGTAGAAAATCCTTCTTTTATTTGTACTTTAGGAAGTATTGTAACTGTATAATCATACCCGATGCCATTACATATAGCATTTGGATTGGTTTCTGTAATATAGAATGTTTCTCTTCCTGTAGTATAATTTGCTAGATCCTAGCATTCTGTACTTATACTATAACCTCCAGAACTTTCTGTAAACTGATCAGATGTGGTTAAAGTTGCTACAGTACTTAGTACACCTATATTAAAATCTGGGGAATATGAGTTATAATATAAAAATGAATATTTATTACTAAATAATTCAGTCCTACTTAATATTAAATTTGGAGAAGTGTCTTTTTGGTAGTCTAGAAGATTTTTATAAGAATCATTATGATCTGGTACCCCTATATAAACATTTGCTGTAAGTTTTACTCCTTCAGGGAAATCATTTCTTAATACCTGTATACCCCGATATATTCTAAAATTATCACCTTCTACATTGCCTGCCAGCATCCCCGAATAATTGTCAGCAAAGGGAAGATTTGAAGTGTCAGTACTTGGAATAACAGTTTTAAAGTAATCACCTATTACAACAGTATATATATCATCTTTATCTATATAATAAACAGGATCAGTAATAGCAAAATTGGCTTTTGGGCTATCATCTCCAATACTATCAAGAACTTCCCAATACTTCAAATTATTCTTCTGCTCTTCAAGACTACCACCACCAGAGACAATAGTCTTACCATTTCTTTTACCTATAATATGTTTCATCTTTTACTTAATTTTAAGCATATTATTAGCGTTCCTATTAATCAACCTTTATTATAAAAATTAGAGATTATAGAGAGACCTGCCCCACTTTTCGCCAAATTGGGAGCCTGGCATAGGTAATTATAGCCCTTGGGGCGTTTATATAATATTAGTCTACCTCTCTTATCTCTAGCTTCCATTTACCTCTGCCCTACTACTAGTACCCTTTATTCTCCTAGGTTGGCCGGAAGACCCGCAGACTATAATTACCTCATCTCTAACACTCTATGGTGTTTAAAGGCTATGTGATTAACAGTACTTGACCGTTCACTTCTTATAAGAAGCACTGCAAAGTTACATAAAATATTTTTAAAAAACAAACTATTAATAAAATCCTAATAATACTATTAATGAAAAATGTTCAATGTTTAGAATATTAACACTTATTAAATTTCTTTTCTAGAGTAGTTAAAATATGTATATCACTGTTAATAATTTAATTTTTTATTTTTTATATTTGTAAGGATGTGGAGGGTAAAATAATAAAAATTTTTATACTTATAGGAATGAGGTATTTTAATTTTTTATATCTGTAAAATGGAGTATTCTAAGTTTATAAAAATAAAAGTTTTTTATTTGTAAAGATGGGGGCATTTTTAAATTTTTTATATATTTATATAAACGAGGTATTATTACCCACTCCTCCCCACCCCTGGCGAGCCAGGGGGATATCCCCCGGGGGGCTATATATCACAGTAGTCCCAACATGGCCCATACAGCCGAACATTGCTGCTATGGCCCAATTAATGCTTGCTAGTGTTCACTCAACTTCAGGAGTGAGGGAGCTGACCTATTCAGCCTTATAATTAACATGTTTCACTTAAAAACCATATAGGATATGAAAACAAAGCATTTCCTTATGGGGGCAAAGCAATAATTGCCTCAGCATTATTCTTTGCTGGGGCAATTGCATATGTCTTCATCATTTGGACATCCTCCAAAGATGAGGACTAATGCCCCATGTTGGGTTGCCAACACCCAACGTATGTAGATAAAATTGGCCAACATTATTCATTCTCCCCATCTCCTCTTTTTATTATTAACCCAAACCTTCACACTGGGAATATAGTCTATCTAGACTGGTTAAAGTGTATAAAAAAATGCGATATATGTGGACGATAGAAAATGGGTACGGCCTGCTGCAAAAATGCAGCAATGCTGCAACCCTAGAAGGGGTCTTCACAGAAATTTTAGAAGAGATCCGGGAGCACTTTATAGTGTGCTCTATATGGACATCGTTTAGCGACAGGTATCCTATAAGGATACCTTTCACGGCAACTTCACTCCTCGGCGAATACTTCGCCGGGGAGGTGGTATATGATAAGGCGGAAAACCGCCTCATCATATATGAGGATGAATATTCTGCCCCCTCTAAAGAGGTGGCAAGACGGTGGTGCGAGGGGCCCACCAAACCCAAAGAGTTGCTCTTATATTGGAGCAACTCTCCATTTAGGGCAGATGTGCAGAGGGCCTACAGCCACACAGCTCTCTGTGTGGCATTCCTGGCCACGGGGGAAGTGGCCTCCTCATACGAGGAGGCGTGGAATATTGTTAGAGAGGCTGCTGAGCAGTCTTAACAATATCCCCAGGATGAGCTCAAGAGCGATTGAATAAAAGGCCCTACAAAGCCTTTTACTTCACTCTTGAGTTCACCAAAGGTGGGTGGCCTGTTGGGTTTGTAGGCACCCCAACATTAGACAAAAACCTACAGCACACTGCTCCCTCAGTAATATTCTATGCCCTCCATTAATTGGTTGTAGCCCTCAGTTTGCATATTGTATTATATATATGTAAACTTCTCTTTAGTTATGCATAGTTTCAGGTCATTCTTATCCATAGAATGGCTTGTTACTAATGCTGTATGTCTCGTTGATTTATTAACTCTTAACCTCAAAGATATGGAGTTACATAATTATACTCCTCACACAATCTCTTTGAATAATGGCACACAGTTCCCCTCTGAAGGGTTGGCTCGTGTGGCCAATACATTCACAGAGTTTGTGGAAGGTATCTGTGAGGTACACTTTGGAGACATCCAAGGACTTCCTGAGCCTCAGGAAGGTGTCCTGTATATAGTGTCTGCACTTGTATTGTCTGCAGCTAAGGCTGCTGGCCGTACAGATTGTGTGGCACCTGCGACAGGACATCCTGATTGCATCCGTGATGCAAAAGGATTTATCCTGAGTGTGCCTGGCTTTGTTCGATAGAATAGAGCCTTCACGGAGTTTTCACCTTGCAAAATAATGGGAGTTTTGTAAGGGCTTTCCTTGGCAACAGAATAAAGCCAGGTTCCCATAATGTTTAATTCATAATATTATAATAATGTTAGCATTGTTACAATATAATGAAAGCGAGGTCTATAGCAGCAGCCTCTTTCTTAACAAAGAAGAGGCTAAACTGCAATTCGCCAAGCTCAAAGAAGAGTTTGCCAAAGAGGAAGGCAATACCTTCGAAGAACTTGGTGAGGGCCATTTTACATGGTGTTCTTGGGACAGCCTGGAATTCCAATATGTAAAATTGGTGGACCTCGGTCCCTCCTTAAGGGAATACTTTGGAGTAAACCTTTGAGAACTTTGGGTTTATGCTTTCCCAAAGTATAGATAAAAAAGCACAATATTAAAAAACTTATATCCCTATGAGTTTCTTTTATTAAAAGTTTTAGATTAGGGACCTTGTTTTAATCTCGGTTTCACACCACTATATTATATAGTGTGTTATAGTGGTGGCTTTATTAAAGTATATCACACACTACCACCAAAACATATACATCTATGGAAACATTTGATGTTATGTGCCTCCTAACAGTATTGCTTATAATAGCAATTCTGGGAGGCATTGTGTTCCTCCTAGAGGCCACCCCACTGTGGAAGAAGTTTCAAAACTTCATTCTCCACATATGGGGTGGAGAGGAAGACTAACTCACTCTCCTCTCTCCTCACCTCTACTCCTCATTCACTTAATTCTAACCAAAACCTCCCAGGTAGTAAGGGTGTATTCCCAAGCTTATAAAGCTGTTAAGACCTGTTCAAAAATCATGACAAAATTTAATTTTGCTTACAATCGTCTTCGTGAAGCCTACATGGCATTCACACACAGCCGTTCGTACAACTCCTTTCAGGCATGGTATAATGAGTGCCACTACATAGATTGGGTGTGGGGGTATTATGGGGGAATTTTCGAAAGGGCGGACTACTATAGTAGTCCGCAAAAAGAAAGAGCGCAGAGGGAGTGGGAGAGCTTCCTCCTAAGGACCGCTAAGATATTTGATATCTTAGCGGACTGCACAGACTGGCACGAATCTGTGCCGTACTTCTATAAGAACGGAGACCCAGAGGCGACTCTCCGTCAATTCTTCCCAGAACTGGAAGAAGCAGACAGAATAAAGAGGGAATCCTCTTTAGGGAAGGACTACTTCCCATTCTAATACTCCTAGAAAAAAACTAGTACCCCTAGAGTTTCTACATGAGTAGTTTTAAATAGGGGTTTCACTTAAATCCTATAAAACAATGAAAAAAGGATTTTATGAGTTCAAAGAAGAACTCCTTCAGCAAATAGATGCTGAAATAGAAAATGCACCTCAACAGTCAATAACTGTTGAGGAATTTGAGGAATACCTCAACATCCACAATAAAGTAACTAAGTGTGTTGACACCATAGGGCTACTAAAGCTAGCCCAAACCTTTTACAGGACACGCTTGTTTAGTGTTTGTAGTACCCCGGACTCCCCAACAACGTCTTCCATAGAGTACTATCTGGGGAAGCTCCAAGAAGTAAGGAGGGAGCTTTATGGATGAGAGGCTCTATGAGTTATTGTTGGATTTGACAATCCACATGGCTCAAAGGAGATTCGATCAAAGGATCTCCAAAAGAGATCTCTCTACATGGGATCTCTATGAGATATATGAGGAGCTAGACCTCCTCTATAACATGAAACGCACTGAATGGCCTACATTAGTGCGCCTTTCAAAAAAGTACATTGTGTACTTATTAAACCAAGAAGGGACAGATAAACTGTTCTTTAAGTCCCTCCTGCAAAACCTAAAAGTATGAGCGAATACTGGGAATGTCTCCAAAAGGATATCAAGGAGACCAAAGCAGCTGTGGAGGACCTCAACAAACATCTTGAGAAAATCCGCCGTCTAAAAAGAGCTACTCCACAAGAACACGTGGAGAAACAAGAGGAGTTAAAACAAATAGAGCGAGAGCTCTCTAATGACCTAGACTACTATGAGTTGAAACTCCAAGACCTCACAAAAGAAGAGTGTATGTACGAGTACTTCTGCTCTTAAAATCTGAGCAATTCACTTGGTGGGCTTAAATAGTATGGGCCCACCAAGGCTTTGTATAAGTCAACACATACTACCACATCTAAAACTTATAATACAATGGAAAAGTTTTCAGATGACCCTATTTGGGTAACAAAAGATGGAGTTAAACTCCATCTTTCTGAGATGTCAACCAGGCATCTCATTAACAGTTTAAACCTTCTAAGGATTAACTGTGGGTGGAGAGAGCGCTTTGTAGTTCCCATGCTTCGGGAACTTAAAAGGCGTAACATGTTATTTGACTGGTGGTTCTATAATCTCTAGTTAGCATAGAACTAATACCTTCCTAAGTTCTCAAGTTCTTAAAGGGAAGGTTCACTTAAAACGCATAACAACAATGGAAAACAAAACAAATGGAAGGTGTTTAGCTATCATAGATAGCATCACCTATAATCTTAGGATGCTAGTAGCCACACCGAAACATCCTAATGGAGGTGTATTCTATGTGTGGGCAGCAATACAAGCCCACTATCCATATGAGGTACACTTCATTACAGAGTACCAAGGGATGTACCTTGTAGATCCTCGGGTACTCTGCAAAGCAGATAGGAGTACCATAGATAATATGGAACTAGAGGCTAAAAGCCTTAGAATCTTAGTATACGAACAAAAAATAAAATAATATATAACACTCTAACTAAAGCTTGTAGGCTGCTCTAGTGTGGAACCTTCAAATAATTATGAACATACAGCGTTCCTTCACACTTCTTATCTACTCCATCCTGGCAAATAAGCCCCACACACTCTTTGCAGATAGCTTATATCCTGTTAGAGGGATGGCTTTTAAACAAGGAGGCCACCTCTATACCTCAAAGATACATCTGGGGTATATGTTCTACCTAAGCACCCCATACTCAAATGGTAGGTGCTTTGACCTGCTTGTAATAAGGCAGGGAGAGCAGGTTGATGAACACTGGGGAATAGTGCTTCCCGTAGACACTTTAAAATCTATTATCAATTACCTAAAATACTAACCACCAAAACAATGAAGTTAATAATCCGGCTTCAAAGTAACGTGAATACGTTGCTTACAAACCATTCCCTAGATGGGAAAAGGTTTCATAATCATGTGGTTTTCTATCTTAACCTTCATAAAAAGATAGAGCAAAACAGATTCAATCTGTTTAAGACGGCGCTTGTTAATAAACTTAACAGGTGCTGTCCTGAGTTTGAGGATGTATCCATCAAGCAGGTTAAACACCATGCTTATGATGGGGCAAAAACAATTAACCTCAAAAACCAGCTTTGGGCACTAAATGCCGCAAGTGAGGAATATATGCTAGAGTTAGTTCTCAAATACATCGTCGATATACTGCGCCTTAATTGTACGCTAAGCAACTATGAAGGCATTGGCGAAAAAGCCTTTATAATAGCAGATACAGATGATAACATGTTTGAGTATATACTCAATACATATAAAAACGGGGTCATTATAGACGCCTAGTATCTGTAATCAAATATCTAAAATAATGGATAAAGAAAAGAGGCTTGAAGAGCTGCGGTTTGATATAATGCGGCAAGAACTTATCAGTGGATACCTAAATGAAAGACTGATAGAAGTATCAAAGAAACTCAAAGAACTGCGTAAAGAAGAAGATGACCTTGAAAGGCAAATCTTCGAAGAACTTGAAGCAGAAGAATACTAAACCATCCTATATAATAGTGCCCTTGAGGAGTAAAATCCTTGAGGGCATTATTTTTTTCTGCCCGCTTGCGCGTGCAAGTCACTCTTTCCCATGCATGGAAGGCAAGGTTGCCAATGAGAGGTTCAACCACCTTCCACATCTTTTCACTTAAAACCTTATGGTGTATAGGTTAACCGTATACTGTTATGTCTAAGTCAATTCTTAGCGGCAAAGTTTATGCAGGTTCTTGGAATCTCGACTCCACTGAAAACCTCAGCCAAGAGGAACTCAATGCCTTCGAGAAGGCCACGGTGGTAGATTCCATGTATGGACTTTCTTGCTGCTTTCTAATGCATAGCGGCGAGAAGATCTACGTCCCCATGGCCACCCAAAGTGGGGCCAAAGCAGGGGATGTCCTTGACTTGCACACCATGAAGAAACTCACCCTCTCCAAATCAGGAGAGGAAGATATTCTTCGTATCATGGAGGGATAATTAAACCCCCTCCTTCCGCTCTACATACCCTCCTGGGAATTATTCCTGGGAGGGTATTTTTTTTTCAGTCACCTCTCTCATCTAAGTTTCCATTACTATTTATTAATCTATATTAACATTAATTAATAGTAATAACATTACTTTATATTGGTATATTACCAATTATACCATACTTTTTATTGGTTTATTACCAATTTATACTATTGGTATGTTACCAATTTTATCACAACAACCTCACTATATGTGTGGGTTATGTTGTTGAATATCAGTGAGTTACAGATGTCCTCACTCCTCCCCACAGTTGGTGGTGCACCGAGTAACTTATAAAAAATCAAAAGGATAAGTTAAATTATAGCTTTTTTTACCCGCTATTAATTCTCCTCCTTTTTGGTTTTTTATTTGCACACCTTAAAATTTATATATAATTTTGTATAAAATAAGCCCTTATGATGGAATTGGTAGACATGAGAGACTTAAAATCTCTTGGCCATTATTGGCTGTGTGGGTTCGAGTCCCACTAGGGGTACAATTAACAGTATTAACTTAAAACTAAACAAAATGGAGTACATTTACAAGATGACTTTAGTGGCAGGTGGAACCACTATCTGTACAAGAAAAGTAAGAACAAAAGAAGAAGGTGAATTTCAAGCAAAAGAAATTCTAAAAAACAGACAAGATGTAGTAAAAGTGGAATACTATATCAAAGAAGGAGAAAAAAATAAATGTAATCCTTCGAAAGAAGAAAAAGTATATAACTACATACTCAAAACGTACTCACAGTTATACGAAACTCCCCTTAAAAAATACCCTAATGTATCTACATTAGCGGTTTTTGGTGCTACATCTAAAATAGTAGATGATATAGAGAGCTATCTTAATATATCTTTTAATGGAGATAGGACATCTTTAGAAGAAGGAGCTCTCTTCATACGCAAACATATAGAAGACCTCTATAATGCAATAGAAAAGTATAAAATGGACCTCTATAATGCCGACATAGTCGATATTATAGACACATATTAAATGACGTCCTACTTTCTTGTAGGAACATGTACTATGTTACAGCAGTACTAAAAAAGTCCCAGAAGATGTTGGTGACAAAGCAACCTTCTTAAAATCTATCTGCTACATCGACACTTTGTCCGTATGAGATGTATGATAGAGGTTAGAGACAATTGGTACTCTAACAGACTATATAGTTTATGTGTTAAAACATTCTTATATTACCTATGTGAAAAGTGCATGGGGTTATAAGAAAGAAGTAAGTTCGCAACTTACTGTAGTCGCACTTCATTTTGTAATAATAGGTATATAGTTTAACTAAAGTAAAACACCATTACAGTCTATTTTTAGAGTGTTAGTTTGATTTTTTGTTGGCCATTGTTTTCAGTAATGGAGATATAGGTTCAAATCCTATTATACCTTCTATATAAGTATCGTTTTTAGATTGTTAAAACTAGTGGTACGTGAGTATAGCTAGTATATGGTCCTTTAGCTTAGTTGGTTAGAGCACCTGACTCATAATCAGGGAGTCGTAGGTTCAAGCCCTACAAGGACCACTTCATTGTATTGTTGGTTTTAAGTGAAACAATTGGTTATTAACCAGGCTCTTTAGTTTAATGTAAAACATTCTATAGTATAGAAAGATGTAGGGTCATATCCTACAAGAGCTGCAAAAATTAAGTGTTTTATAACATTTTGATTAACATTTTGGTCATATTCACTTATTTTACCTTGCGGTTCGTGAGAATAGCAAGGTTTTATTTTTTAACTTAAAACACAAAAGATTATGGAAAAATGGATAATTAAATTAAGTAATAACGCATTTGCTTATATAGCAAATAACACCTTATATATCAAATATAACTTTGAAGAAGCATCTATGTTTGATACTATAGGTGATGCATGGAAAGCTGCAATATTTGTAAACAAATTGCTAAATACAAATGCTGTAGCAGTATCTTACTATGTACATTAAAGAAAGGAAATTCTATAAATCACTGTTTGGTATATTACTATAAATATACCAGAAGAGTTAACTTCTTTAAAAAATCTCTAGCAGATAGTTCATGCAGTAAGGTGTGAGGGCTCAACTCCCTAGAAGAAAACATAGTAGAGGAGTTTTCGATAAATTGTTTTAAAATCTACTATCTCGAATATTCATTTAAAATTAATATATATGAAACCTACTAAAAGTCAATTAAAAAGTTTAAATTTTTGTGTTATTACCTTAGGAGAACCTTTCTATGGTAACATTAATAATAAAGATGAAGTTCAGGAGTATCTAGATGAGCATTTAGAATGGGCTATAGATGCTGCTGAACAAAAAATAGATATAATGACTAATTTCTTAAAACAACTAGACAAATGAAAAGATGGACAGAAGAGGAAAAAAAAGCCATCATAGATGGGGTTTCCTCACATCCCGAGAATCTAACAAAATGTTTTATCACTTTATCTTCACAAATGGATAGAAGCTTCTGTGCAATATGCCAAATGTGGTATCAAATGCAAAATCCAAAAAGTCCTCATTATATAGGAACAAGAACTGCATTTGTACTATTAGGCAAAAGCAGTGTCTATAGAGGAAAAGTAAACAGAAACAACTCTAAAGAAACAATTAACGTTAAACCAACACTTTTATATAAAGTAATAAATGCAATTAAAAAAATATGGAACCAAAAGTAAGTATTACATTTATAGTACCAGGTGCTCAAATGTACTCAGAACAAAAATGTAAAGACAACAAAGCATTCGAACAAACAATTGTTAACACAGAATACTACACAGGAAGAGGAAAGGAGAAGAAGAAAAACAAGGAAAAACTTGTTATATATTCTCGAGGAAACAAGCCTGCAAAACATCATTTGAACATATGTAAAGAAACATACGATCATATGATAATGCCTGAAGGTATTCCTACTATAGAAAACTGGACCAAAAAACATTCAAGATATGTATGGTCTCAGTATTCTAAACAGCAACGTTTGGAAACACATATAAAACTTATAGCAAAAGAGCTTAATGCTCTTAGCTTTACATATGAAATATTAGATGACTAGAGAAGAAGTATTAAAAGAGGTATTAAGTTTAGAGGGTAAAAACTTCCTTTTTGAAATGGCTACAGGAGTTGGTAAAACAAGAATAGCTATAGAAAAGATAAAAACCCTTAATATTAAAACACTGCTTATAGTAGTACCAAGAAATGTTTTAAAACAAACTTGGGAAAATGAGTTTAATAAGTGGTGGAAAGATAATAATCTTAATATCTCTTTTACTACATATATCTCCTTCCCTAAGTATGCAGGAAAGTGGGATGCAGTTATTTATGATGAATGTCATCATCTATCAGAAAGATGCCGTGATGTTCTTCCTAAATTTAACTCTTCCCACTCCCTCTTGCTCTCTGCTACTGTAAACAAGGAACTTAAAAAAGAATTAACATATTGTTTTAATCCTTTAGTACAATATAAAATTAATCTTAAAGAAGCAATAGGAGACATATTACCTGATCCTATAGTTTATTTAATTCCTTTAGAATTAGACAATAAAATAAAGTCTGAAACTATCTATAAGAATAAAAATAAACCCGGTAAAATGATTACTATAGACTATTCTAAAAGATGGGAATATAGGAACATTAAAACTCCTATAGCCATCAAATGTACTGAGGCACAATATAACTTGGATATAAGTAATCTTATAGATTGGTATAAAACCAAATATATGAATACTCGTAACTCTGTTATAAAAAACATATGGTTAATGAAATGTAACGAACGCCTTAAATGGCTTAGTACACGTAAAACCACTATAGTATATAACATATTAAAAAAGTTCAAAAACAAAAGAACTTTAGTATTCTGTAGTAGTATTTTACAAACTGAAGCATTGGGAAAATATTGCATTAACAGCCAAAATAGAAATACATCTAAATATCTACAAGACTTTAATGATGGTAAAATAAACCATATTACAGCATGTAATGTGCTTAATGAAGGCGTTAATCTTCATAACTGTCAAATAGGTATATATGCAAATCTTAATAGTTCTGAAACTATAGTGGCTCAAAGATGTGGTAGACTTCTAAGACATCCTAATCCTATTATTATAATACCTTATTATAAGAATACCAGGGAAGAGGAGTTAATGAAGAAAATGCTTGAAAACTATAATCCTGAATTAATTAAAACCGTATCATTAGATGACTATCTCAATAAATGATAAAGTATGCACAGATAATGGCATTACAATGCCTCAATTGCTTGCATTACTTTTAGTAAAAACAGGTGAAAATATTCCTAAACTTCTACAAGATTTAGAGTCTAAAGAAATGATAGTAAGGGAAACCTCTTTATTAGAAGATAACTATATTATAACACAACGATGGGATAATGTGTGTTGTAATATAATTTTATCTTCTGATAAAGATATTCCCAATGACTCTCATATAGAAGAATTAGCAAAAGAGTTAATGGAACTTTTTCCTAAAGGTAAAAAACCGGGAACCAATACTTATTGGAGGGGCAACCTTAAGGATACTAAATTAAGACTTAAGAAGTTCTATAAACTATATGGTAATAAATATACTGATAATCAAATACTTGATGCAACTAAAAAGTATATAGGTGATCATGTAGACTTATCGTATATGAGAGTACTTAAATACTTCATTTGGAAAGACATTAAAAAAGTAGACTCTGAAGGAATAGGGTATATAGAAGAAACTTCAGATTTAGCCAGTTACATAGAAAATGAAGGTCAAACTGAAGATAATTGGCTGAATGAAGTAAAATGAAACTTAAAGATAGAGTGTTGTTGAATCTTAAAGAGAGAAGGGAAAGACTATTATCTGGAAAGATTAATAGCATCCCTTCTCCTTTTATAAGATTTAAAGATGATTTTGTTGGTGTGGAACAAGGACGTTATTATTTGGTGACGGCAGCCACTAAAGCGGGAAAATCACAATTTGCCTCCTTTATGTTCATATACAACACACTACTCTATGCTTACGCTCATCCTGAGCAAGTTAGTGTAAAGATTATCTATTATCCTTTAGAAGAAACTCCTGAAAATGTTATGGAGAGGTTTATGAGTTATTTACTATATACACTTTCAGGATTTAAAATAAGGATAAGTCCTCAGGATTTGAAATCAACTGATAATACTAAACCATTATCTGAAGAAATACTTAATATACTTAATTCAGAAGAATATGGAGAAATACTTCAATTCTTTGAAGATAGTATAACTTTCTCATATAGTACAAATGCTACAGGTGTTTGGAAAGAATGTAAAAAGTATGCTGAAGAAAATGGCACAGTACACACTAAACCTATTAAAATAAAGGATGATTTTGGTCTAACCAAAGAAGTAAATGCATTTGATTATTATGAACCTAATAATCCAAATGAATATAGAATAATCTTTTTTGATCATCTAAGCTTAATTTCTACAGAAAAAGGAATGGATTTAAGACAATCTATGAGTAAGTTATCAGAATATTTAGTAACTTTGCGCAATAGATATAAATTTACTCCTGTAGTTATACAACAACAAGCAATGTTTGAAAATACAGATGCATTTAAAATGAATAAACTTACACCTAGCATAACTAACTTAGCTGATAACAAAGCTATAGCTAGAGATGTAGATGTATGTTTAGCTCTTTTTAGTCCTTTTAGATATGAAATTCCGGAACATCATGGATATAATATAAGGATGTTAAAAGATAATGTACGATTTTTAGAAGTATTGCTTAATAGAAGTGGTCAATCAAATGGCGTTGTTGCACTATATTTTGATGGCGCAGTAAATTATTTTGAAGAACTACCTAAAGCTGATGATCAAATAGCATTAAATAAAGTATATAAACAAATACAATCAAGAAAAAGTAAATCATTTTTATTAATCACTAAGTATGGCAAACATTTGTATGATACTGGGAAAAAGTGGTTCAGGAAAATCCACAAGTATTAAAACACTTGATCCTAAAGAAACTGTAGTATTTAATGTATTAAAAAAGCGTCTACCTTTTAAAGGGAGTAGGGCCATCTACAACACAGAGAATAAAAACCTCTTTAATGTAGATGATTATAGCACTATAGTAACATATTTATTAGGCATTAATGATAAAATGCCCAACGTAAAAAATGTTATTATAGATGACATGACTTATGTTATGCGTAAAGAATATTTTAAAACAGCTAAAATAACAGGCTTTAATAAGTTTGTGGACATAGCTGCACATTTTCAAAGCATTATTAATACTGCAGAAAATCTTCGTGATGATTTAAATGTATTCCTCATAATGCATAGCGAGGAAATAGTATCGGATGGTACTATTATAGGATATAAACCAGCTACTGTAGGTAAACTTATAGACAGTAGTTATAATCCTGTAGAAGTTGTTCCTATGGTATTATTCTCTTCTGTAAAATATGACGATAAAGGAAATGCATCATATGGCTTCTATACACATAAATGTATGGAAGGAAATGTAGAAATTCCTGCTAAATCTCCCGATGAGATGTTTACAGAGAATTTTATCCCCAATGATTTAGGTTATGTAGTTAAAGCAATGAACGAATATTATAATTAATTATGAAAGAATTAACAACATTTCAAATTGCAGCAGTTAAACGTCAATTTAAAAACTCTCTGCCTGCATTAAAAAAGATTGAGTCTATTGATAAAAAGATTCAAGAACTTAAAGAAGAACGTGATATACAGCAAGCTCTATTAGAAAATGGAGAAGCCGGTATTAAAATGCTTACAGGAGGTTATAAATCAACTGACCTCATTAGGTGTACCTATGAAACAGTTCTTAATGAAGACGGTACTCCTAAAATGAATGGTAAGTATCCTCAAAAGAAGCAAATACTTACTTTTGAGTACCCTGTAGAGACTGTAGAAACATGTGAAACATGTGTAGTAGAACCTATTGTAGTAACACCTAATATAGATAATATAGATTAATTATGAAAAGCAAAACATTTATGGCATTTGCCAAAGGTACTGACACCTCTAAAACAGTAGAATTTAATCGTTATTGGGGCATTGCTCCCTGTTTTGTTAAGGCAGTAAATCCTAATAAAGAAGAAATGGAAAAACTATTTAATACCACTATAGAAAATGAGCCTAGCTATATAAGTGAATTAGATATAGATGGTGAGAAAATCATCAATGCCAGAGTAACTTTTGTAGTACAACCTGATATAGAAGGAGTAGAACCTATTTCTATATCCTTCTTTGTAAGGCACCAATATCGCTTTAATCGTGATAAAACTAAAATACAAGTTATAGACAAGTATGCTCGTACAGCATGGGTAACTAAAGAAGACCTACAGACTCATAATATACCTATCTATAGTAATGGCAAGCTCGCCAACATAGACAAGGACTATCGTCCGGTATTTGTTGGTGAGGAAAATCTTACTAAGTTTATGATAGAATATCTTGGTGTTCCCGGCTTAGAGTATTTCCGTGATGGTGAATGGCATAAAAATACCAATTCTGCAGACTGTGAAGCCCGTTTTGATGGTATTGAAAAGATCTTTACAGGGGATGTCAAAGAAATTAAGGAAATCATTGCACTTCAACCCACAAATAAAGTAAAGATTATGTTTGGTGTACGTAATACCAATGATGGTAAACAGTATCAGACATTTTTTAGCGACGGCTTCCGTCGTAATAATTCTCAAAAGAAATCTACCCTTGCATTCTTTGAAAAAGAACTTGAAGATCGTAAAGCCATTGGTGCTTATAGTACTTCTGAATTTAAAGTAGGTGATTTTGAAAAATATACAGTAGAACCTACAGAAATTAAGCCTAATGACACCAGTGATCTTCCTTTTGGGGATGATCCATTCTCTACAACTCCTAAAACACCTTGGGAATAAAAGATGTTTAGCCACGGACAGCCAACTATATCAATAGATGATGTTTTAAAACATACTACTGAAGCAGATATTGCTTCAAAGTACCTAGGGATAAATAAAATTCCTACGGTCATTTGTAGTCCTTTAAGAGAAGATAAAAAGCCTTCCTTTGCAATATATTCTCCTGATGATAAAAGTGTAAACTATCGAGATTTTGCTAATGGGGATAAAGGAACTATTTTTACCTTACTTTCTCATATATGGAATACTTCATTTAGAGAAACTCTTAAAAGAATAAATGATGACAATGTTCATAGTTCAATTAGTATTAGGAAAACTATCTCTAAAAACAGCATTATTAGAAACTCTCGCATAGAACTTTTATGTAAAGTAAGAGAATGGAGAGATTATGATATAGAATATTGGAAGTCTTATGGTGTACCTTTAAAGTGGCTAAAATATGCAGATGTATATCCTATATCTCACAAAATAATAAAAAAAAACAATGAGACTTTTATATTTGGTGCAGATAAGTATGCATATGCATTTGCGGAATTTAAAGAAGGCAAAACAACTTTAAAGATATATCAACCTTTTAATAAACAAGGCTATAAGTGGTCTAATCAACATGATAAAAGTGTAATAAGTTTATGGACTAAAGTGCCTTCTTTTGGGGATAGAGTATGTATATGCTCCTCCCTAAAAGATGCACTATGTCTATGGGCTAATACAGGAATTCCTTCAATTGCCATTCAAGGAGAAGGCTATAGTATGAGTAATACTGCAATTAATGAACTCAAAAGGCGTTTTAAACAAGTTTTTATATGTTTGGATAATGATCCTCCGGGCTTGTTAGATGCACAAAAGTTAGCTTCAAAAACAGAGTTTATTAATATAGTTCTTCCTAATGAATACAATCAAAAAGACATTTCTGACTTATACAAATATTTAAACAACAAACAACTCTTTATTAACATTTTTAAAAAGCTTTTTAATTATGGAACCTCGTAAAATTTATGTAGTAGACACTCGCCGTGAAAAAACAACTATTACAACAGGTGCAGAAACTCTTGGCGAACTCAAAGAAGCACTTCACAATCACAATATTGAATGTGATGGTATGACATTCTTTGAAGGCTATAGTGCTGTAGAATTAAAGGACGACTCTTCACAACTTCCTAAGGATGTAAAGAAGCGTAATGGCGAAACTACGAATGAGCTTCTTATTATGATTACAAATTCCGCTAAAAAGATTAAATCAGGAATGATGTCTCGTCAAGAGGTTTATAATAAGATTAAAGAATTAAATCTTGCTGCTAAAACACGTGAACACTTTGGTAAACCTTATACACAGATATCTACAGCAGAGCTATTAAGCTTTATTGAAGATCAAAAATATCCCGCAGAAAAGTGTGGTTATGCTGAAGATCTTCGTACAGCTTTAGCTCAGCTTACTAATCTTCTTGTAGAAAAAGAAGTTATTTCTCGTGCAGAAGCAACTGAAGCTATGCGTTCAGTTAAATGTGAATGGGAAGAAAAAGTTGATTTCCCTTCAGATGAAGAAATCGACGAGATGTTTGCGAAATTTAAATAATTAATTCTATTAAACTAAAGGGAGAGTGAGAGTTTCATCATCTTGCTCTCCCTTTATTTTTTATTATGGAAAGTATACAGAAAGACATTTGTTCAAGATTTATAGACTTCTTTGGAGAAGACTTTGTTGATGTACAAGAACCAGCTAATACATCTACTATTAAAATAATAATATATTTTCCTAAACTAACGGTAACTAATGAGGGTAATGACAGTATTGACATTAAAGATACTTATGTAAGGTTTAGTATATATGATGACGGTTCTATAAGCACGCACATTAATGTAGCAAGGGCTTATTATACATATAAACAATATGCCAGTCATTATGTACATAGTCATTGTCCCAGATTTAATACGCCAGGCCAATGGTCAGCCTTTTGTTTAGGAACAGGTCCTATAACATTTACTATGTTTAATATTTGTAGAAATATTACAAATGGTAATGTAGATTTAGACCTATATACGCTCTTTGCAAGTGAGCTAAAACTATTATTAGGAGTGGAGTCTTTAGATGGAGGTCCTTACATAACATTAAGTTCTGTACATAATTATACCGAATATCTGGAAGAACTACAAATTCAATATAATATAAAGATGAGAGACTCTTTAATGGATGGATTTATAGACTATTTATGTAGAATACAACCATTTGAGTTTAATTTTAACGGTTATTATTATGGATTTGCATATAGTACTTCGGATTTAATGATATTAATGGCAAATGAGTTTATAAAGTATTGTAATACCTTTAGCGAGGATAAAAGGCCTAATATGGATACTTTATTTTCATTAGGAGTTTTGTGTAAAGGATTTAAACGTTCTGGACGTATTTATAAATACACTAACGGAACATTAAGTGTTAATAATATACCAAAAGCAACTGCTATTACTTTCAAAGGAAAAGTTGTTCCTTTAATAGTTGAACCTGATAAATCAAATAAAAAGTCCTATATAGTACTTTTAAATCCTAGTAAATTTGCATATGTAACAACAACAATATTAGAAAGACTAAATTATGCAGCAACAAGTGGAAATCACCCAGAATCACCAAGTATCACCATACTTAATTGTGGGCAGTGATGTAGAAAATAAAATAAAATATCTATGTAATAAAATACCCGACACTGAATGGTCAGGAGTATTATTTTACAAAACAAAAGATACTTATGAAGAGGGACTTAAAGTTATATGTGTAGATTTATATTTAATGGATATAGGAACTATAACATATACTGAATTTAATACTTCCCCCTCCCTTGCTCATTATATTGCAATGAATGATTTGTTTGAATATGAACAAGCGTTAATTCATTCGCATAATCACATGGCTACCTGTCCTAGTGGCACTGATATTGCTACACTAAAAGAAGAAGGCAGTGAAAGAATACATTTTGTATCATTAATTGTTAATAATGCAGGTACTTATAGTGCGTTTATAACTAGAAAATGTATTACTATTCAAAATATTGAAGAAACTGCAAAATACAAAACTTTTGGTGGTGTAGAAGTGGAATCTAAGAATATATATACAAAAGAATTAACTAAAATAGAGTATAGTAAAATGGAAATTATCAAAGAAGATATAGACTATTCTGAAATTGATTCTAGAATAGCAGAAATACAAGAAGAAAAAAGGAAGCAAGAGGAATTAAGGAAAAAGGAAGAAATAAAAAATCCTTTTTATTATCAAAAAATATTTAATTACGAAGAGTATAAAAAGCCTTTAATAAATCTTCCTATTGATGATAAACAAGTACAAAGTATTCTAAGACAAATAATTACCGGTAGTGTTCTTTCTGCCAATAATATTAAACTGGATTTATATGAATGGGTTCCTAAAATGGAGTCTATATATGATCATAGATTTAAAACTTTAGATTCCTATAACTGTTGGATAGACAGCTTTTTAGAAGCATTGTTTTCTGAGTATACCGAGGGAGAAGGCTTCTATAAAATAGATGAGGGTAGAAATCTCGCCGAAAAACTTTATAATGAAATATCTAAGTTTACACCTAATAAATATATTAAAATTATTAAAAACAGTCTTTTATTATGGATGGAGTAAATAATATAAGTGAAGATCTAATGGCAGAAATAAATGCTGCTATAGATGCAATAGAACAAGAAGAACAACAGCCTCTTCAAGAGAATTCTGAAACATTATTAGTAAAAGAGAATACCATTCGTTTTAATAGTGCAGAATGGTTTAATCAGATACAAAAAACATCAGTGGCTATTGCCGGTTGTGGAGGAATCGGCTCTTGGACATCATTATTAATAGCCAGATTGAATCCTATATGGATATATCTATTTGATAATGATACTGTGGAAGAGGTTAATCTTGCGGGGCAACTGTTTTCCAATAAAGATGTAGGAAGGTATAAAACAAACGCCTGTGTTGAGAATATAGCGAATTTTTGCAACTATTCTAAGTTCAATGCCTATAATAGAAGGTTTGAATGTGTCTCTATAGTGCATTCTAAAAATCTAATTTGTGGCTTTGACAATATGGCTGCTCGTAAAGATGCTTTTAAACAATGGTTTAATGCAAACAATGGAAACTCGGAAGCTATATTTATAGACGGAAGGCTTAATGCAGAAGATTTTCAGATTTTCTGTATTACAGGAGATAATGAGAGTGCGGCTCATAAATATAGTAAACAGTATTTATTTGACGACAAAGATGTTGAGAATGCAGTTTGTTCATACAAACAAACTTCATTTTGTGCTAGTATGATTGCGTCATTAATTACCAATCTGTTCGTTAATTATGCAGCTAATATAGCCTTAGGAGATTTTAGATGTCTTCCTTTTAAGATATCTTATGATGCAACAACTATGTTATTAAAGACTGAAGTATGAAAATATCGGATCACACCAAAGCAACAATATTTAAATTTTTAACAACTGCTGATATTGTCCATCAATATAAGACGGACTACTCAATATCTTTAGTATATAATAATATGTGTTTTCCTAAAATATTAAGAAAGGAGATTGATATTGGTAATTTAGGAAATATAATAAGGGGTATACCTTTAAATATAGATCGTTGTCTTTTAAAAGTATCTTCAGTTTTAAAAACAATAAAATATGCTCCAAGAACTAAATTAGCATTTTATAGTGTTGATAACAGTCTTAGATATTTTATTGGATGTGGATGTATATTCAATGACAAATTAGATCCCGTTTTACTATCATATTGTAATAAAACGGATCTGTTTGGAAGACAACATGCAAATTGTTTATATGCAAATATATATATAAATGCTTCGTTTATTAATAATAACAATAAACTGAATAATTTTATAAGTAAAAAAATCATTCCAGTAGCTACAATATATAAACATAATGTTACTATACTAGATGATTCTAAAATGCGATCATTAGTATTTAAACCTAATAATGTTGGAACTGATAAAAATACTTGTTGGCATATGATAAATCTGCGACAATAATTCAAATTTAATTAGTACCTTTGCATATAAATATTTTTATTATGAAAACCGATATAAAGAAAATTACTTTTACAGAAGAGGAGTTTTCGAAATTCCTTATTGATTTGATTACAGATCCCAGTAAAGTATGCAGAGTTATAGATGAAAAGCTACAAAAACCCAATGCTCTGGACTTATACAGAAGAGCCATTGAAAAACTTGCATCTAAACTCAATTGGAAACCTGAAAAGCTTCTTAATATTCTAGATAGATTGAAAGAAGTCAATATTGTAGCAACGTTCTCCTTCATACTTAAACAAATAGCTATAGAGCTTGATAAAAAGTACGAAGATCATATTATGCAAAGCCCCGAGCTTTACTGTATAAGCCTTTTTGATGGGACTATCTGTAAAATAACTCCCATTAAACATGGAAACTATTCTAATATAACATTATTCAGATCTGAAGAAGATGCTAAGACAGCTATAGAAGCACTAGAACCCATATATAAATTAATGTTTCCTGATGAATAAAAAAATTAGGAATGCAACTATAATCAAACAGAAGAATATTACGTTTAAATCTCAGTTGGAGAAGACTATTTATAATGCTCTTCAACAACTGGGATTTAAACCGCAATATGAACCTAAAACCTTTACTTTAATTGATGCTTTTGAAGCAAAAACTCCGTATTATGATAAGGAAACTGATAATCAATTAAAGAAAAGAAGAGAATTGGGGGATACTTCTGCAAGAAAACTAGTTAAGAAATCAAATAAATTTCAAGGTATTAGATATACTCCGGATTTTTACTTTAAATATCAAGGAGTTGATATTTACATAGAATCTAAAGGGTTTGAAAATGATATTTTTCCTATAAAGAAAAAACTATTTCTTAGATATTTAAACACCGTAAAAACACCTTCTATGTACTTTGAAGTTTATACAAAAAAACAATTGTTACAAGCTATAGATATTATAAAAGATGCAACCACTATATTAGATAAGAATGCTACTTCCAGCACTTCCTGAGAAGGATTTTAAAATCTGTAGTAAATATCTTGAAAACAGAAGGTTTCAAGATATTCTAGAGATTGTAGAGTCTGATATATATAAACTTAGAAAAACTTTTGGTGATACTGAAGGAGATTACCTAAAGCAAGAAGCTGCTGTTGAAGATTTAGAGAGTTTACGTTATGCTTTAATAGAATATATTTCATATATAGACATCGATGATTAAATCATTAAAAGAAATTAGCTGGAGTGTATCAGAAGATACATATAGAAAAGATCCGGCTTTATCCTATTCTACATTAGCAAAGTTTGAAAGGGAGGGCTTTAATAAACTTGATAGCTTATTTGATCATATAGATACTCCATCCCTAACTTTTGGTTCTGCTGTAGATAGTATTATTACAGGAGGAGAAGAAGAATTTAATGCCAGATTTATGGTAGCAACTTTTCCTAATGTTCCTGATTCTATAATAAGTATAATAAAACATGCTTTTGAAGTATATAAAGAACAGTATACTTCTTTAGAAGATATTCCCAGCAATGTATTACTACCTATTATAGATAGTCATAACTATCAACAAAATTGGAAACCTGAAACAAGAGTTAAAGTTGTTAAGGAGAAGGGAGAGGAGTATTATAAACTTCTGTATATAGCCCAAGATAAAACTATATTATCTCAAGATGTATATCAAGATGTTATAAATGCTGTAAATGTTTTAAAAGAAAGCCCCTCTACAAGCCAGTATTTTATAAACAATCCTTTTGGTAATGTAGAACAACTTTATCAACTAAAGTTTAAACATACATTCAATAATATCAACTACAGAGGAATGATGGATCTTATAATAGTAGATCATGATAAAAAGTTAGTCATTCCTGTAGACTTAAAAACATCGGGTAAACCTGAATGGGAATTTTATAAAAGTTTTGCTGATTGGAGATATGACATACAAAGCCGTCTGTATTGGAGATTACTTAGGGCCAATATGGACGAAGATGATTACTTTAAAGATTTTAAACTTACAAATTACAGATTTATAGTTGTTAATAGAAAAACTTTAACACCTTTAGTTTGGGAGTTTACTGATACACAAGCTGCAGGCGAGTTAGTGTATGGTACAGGTTTTGCTATTAAGATGAGAGATCCTTTTGTTATAGGTGAAGAACTCCAGGAGTATCTGGAATCTAAACCTAGAGTACCTAAGGATATCTATGAAGATAAACCTAATGATTTAATAAAATGGATTAACAAAATAAACAATTAGTAATGAAAGTATTAAAAAGAGATGGGACTCTTGAAATGTTTAACCCTGATAAAATTATAGCAGCTGTAGAAGCAGCCTATAAATCACAGGGTAAAACTATGGGAAGTGATGTGTTATTAAGTCTTAAGGGCATTATTAATATTCATGGGGAAATTATAAGTGTTGAAACTATTCAGGATAAAGTAGAAAAGATACTTATAGACCTTGCACCTTATGATGTTGCTAAATCTTATATTATATATAGGGAAGCACATAATCAATCTAGATTTGTTAGAGAAAGACTTGATTATATGAATAAATATGCTAATTCTTCAGATAATGCAGCTACTTCATCAGAAACAGATGCCAATGCTAATGTTTCTATGAAGAATGTAGCTAATCTTGAAGGAGAAGTATATAAAACTACTAATAGAATTATTCAGAGGCAACGCATGAAAGATAAACTTAACGAACTCTTCCCTGAAGTTGCTAAACAGTATGAAAAAGACTTAAATGATCATATTATATATGTCCATGATGAGGCTTCTAGTCCTACTTTAAAATATTATTGCTGTGCAGTAACCCTCTATCCATTAATGGTTGAAGGGGTTGGTAATATAGACGGTATTACTCCAATACCCCCTAATGATATACAATCTTTCAGTGGGCAAATTACTAACCTTGCATTTCTACTATCTTCACAATGTAAGGGTGCAGTAGCTTTTGGAGATTATTTTATCGCACTTAATTATTATGTAATTAAAGAATTTGGTCCTAAGTGGTATGAAAAAGTAAATGAAGTTGTCACTAATGAGTATTATATAGAAAAGCATACTATGGCTCACTATATAAGAAAAGGTATGAAACAATTTATATATGGAGTAAATCAACCTGCTGGTAATAGAAGTTATAATTCTCCGTGGTAAAAATAAAACTTTTTTTGTCATTTGGTTGATTAGGAATTTTTTATTAACTTTGCATAAAGATTATAAATTATGCAAAGAAAAGATAGAAAATTTAATAAAACTCCAGAATGGTTATACGAACAATATGTTTTAAAGGAAAAACCTAGGACAGAAATAGCCAAAGAATGTGGAGTATCTGAAGCTGGATTAAAAAGTGTTTTAATAAAATACAATATTAAAAAAATTCCATTTGTACGCCCTATAAAAGAAATAAAACAATATTTGCAAGAAGGAAAATCCGTTACTGAAATATCTAAATTATTAAAATGTGGTAAAACTACTATATATAGAGTAATGAAGGATTCAAATTTATCTATTAACTATACACCTGATTATAAACAATATGATAGTAGCAAAGACGAATTAATAATTTCACTATATTTAGAAGGATATTCTTCTACAGAAATTGCGAAAGCTCTTAATAGTACACACACAACTATTATAAAGCATCTAAAACACAATAATATTCCCATAAGAAGTTTTGTAGAATGTCAATTTAATCACTTGAACAAAGAGATTCCTAAAGAGCTAATCTCTTATAAGTTATTACATCAGCTCTATATAATAGAGCATAAAAGCAAAAAAGAAATAGCAAATTCATTAAATGTTGATGCTGGAACCATTAATACTGCTTTAAAAAAGTTTAATATTCATATAAGAGGAAATTCTGAGTCTAAAATAGGTTTAAAATGTGGAGAAAACCACCATAATTGGAAAAATGGCATAACTCCATTACATTTAAGACTTAGAGAAGCTTTTGGGGTACAATTAACGAACCAAGTGCTGAAAAGAGATGGTTACAAGTGTACAAAATGTGGAACTAAAGGTAAATTACATGTACATCATATAAGACACTTTAAAGATATTTTATGGGAAATAATAAATGAACATCCGACTTTAGATATACAAAAAGATGTAAATACTTTATATGACATTATAGTAAAGGATACTAGATTTTTAGATTTAAATAACTTAATAACCCTTTGCCCTAATTGTCATTATGAAGAGCATAGTAAGAAACATTGTTTTGCGGAGAATAAACGTAGTGAATTGCTGGAAAATCCAGAAGTGGACAATCAGCAGCCGAGCATTAATAACAATGAAGGTCCAGAGACTATTCCAAAAGGAAGTACACTCAAGTGAGTGGAAGTGCTACGCTCTATTTAGAATATTCTATTTAGATGAAGATATAGTCCAAACTCTATAGTAATATAGAGAAGTTCATAAGAGAACTGCATAGAATTAACGACTCTATGTGAATATAATGTTACAAACGTTTCTTACTACGATAAATATTACTTCAAATCTTTGTTTGAAAACTTTAAATATCCCGATGGAACAGAACCAGAATGGAAGGCTATAGATACTTTACAGAGAATGTTTATGCAACTTCATAGGGAATTAAGACTTATAAAACCATTAACTTTCCCTGTAAGTACAATGGCTCTTGTATATGATGATCAAGACTATCTAGATAAAGAATATAAAGAGTTATGTGCAGAAGAATGGGCAAAAGGAGGAAGTTTCTTCCTATATAGCAACAACAACCCAACATCTTTGGCAAGTTGCTGTAGAGTTTTGTCCGAAATAACCGATAATACCTTTAGTTCTACTACAGGTATGGCAGGTATTATGACTGGTTCTTGTAATGTCATTACATTGAATATCAATAGAATAGTACAAGATTGGTATAGAACACTTCCTAATGGCTATGTATATGGAGATTATCAAGGTCTTAAAGATTATATTAAAGTCATATTAGAACGTGTATATAAGTATCACATAGCTTTCAAAACAATGCTCTATGATTTAGAGAATAAAGGTATGTTTGCCGCATCTAATGGAGGATACATTTATATGAGAAAGCTATATAGTACTATAGGTATTATAGGGTACTTTGAAGCTGCTAAGTTTTTAGGAATTACTCCTAATAATAATGAAGAATATAAACACTTTTTACAAGCAATTCTTGGTGTAGTAAAAGAAGAAAATACAGCACATTCTATAAGAGATAAAAAGCGCCCTATTTTATTTAATTTTGAAGCTATTCCTGGTGAGAATTTAGCAGTAAAATTATATAATTGGGATAAAAAAGACAACTATGTAGTTCCTAAAGATCAAAATTTGTATAATTGTTATTTCTATAATCCTTGGGATAATACGTCTATCTTAGATAAAATTAAACTGCATGGCAAAGAAACTAGTAAATTAACCTCAGGAGGCCAAGCTTGTCATCTTAATTTAGACGAACATCTATCTAAAAAGCAGTATTTACAACTTATGGATATATTTAGAACAGAAGGCGCTAATTATGTAACTTTTAATATACCTATGAGTGAGTGTAAAGAGTGTGGATGTACAGTTAATGCCCCCATTATAGAATGCCCTAAGTGCAAGTCTAAAAATATAAAGTGGTGGACGCGCATAATTGGTTATCTTACCAGTGTAGATGCTTGGTCTAAACCTAGACAAGAAGAGTTTAAAAAGAGAGTATATGCTAAAATATCTAGAGACACAGATAACATTCAGTGAAATACCTGATGAAGTTGTGTTATGTATCAACATAACAGGATGCCCCAATTATTGTGAAGGTTGCCATAGTCCTCAATTACTTGAGGATATTGGAGAGCCCCTTGATCTCGAGCATTTAACAAATCTTATTGATGCTAGTATAGGCATTACTTGTGTATGTTTTATGGGTGGTGATGCTAATCCCAGTGAAGTAGATGACATAGCACAGGATATTAAAGAATACTATCCAAAGCTTAAAGTGGGGTGGTATAGTGGGAAAAACACAATAAGTAAAGAAATCAGCTTATATTATTTTGATTATATTAAAGTGGGTCCTTATATAAAAGATTTGGGGCCGCTTAATTCAAAAACAACAAACCAAAAAATGTATCAGGTAATACATACAAGTGTTGGTAAGGATAAATTAATAGATATTACACATAAATTCTGGAAAGTATGATTAAGAAAATTCATAAAGAATATTTAGAAGGGGATTACGCTATATGTATATCCACATTAAAAATTTTTGGCATAACGATATATGTTAATAGAACATATACAACTAATAAAAACATCATTTCTTCATTAACTAAATTAAAAACTAAAACATTAGGATTTAACAATGAAATTAAAGATTAAAATTAAAAAGATAGGTAATGCCTATCTACCTAGAGAAATTAAAAAGGGAGACTGGATTGATCTTTCTGCTGCATGTGATGTTTATTTTAAAGGCCCTCAATCCGAGACTTTAAAGCGTAAAACAGTTAATGGCATAACAACTGCCACTAGAGATGTTGTTTTTAGTAAAAAGATGGTACCTCTTGGTGTAGCAATGAAATTGCCTAAAGGGTTTGAAGCCCTATTAATAGTTAGAAGTAGTCTACAAAAACAATGGCTTATTCAAGCTAATTCTATGGGTATTATAGACAATAGTTATAATGGTAATAATGATGAATGGAAACTGCCATTAATTGCTTTAAAGGAGACAGTAATACCTGAAGGCACAAGAGTGTGTCAATTTAGAATTCAACTTAGTCAAAAAGCTAATATTTGGCAAAAGTTGAAATGGTTATTTACTAATGGTATTAAAATAGAAGAAGTGCAAGATTTAGAGAATGTTGATAGAGGAGGCTTTGGAAGCACTGGAGTATGATGTTATGGGCAATAATTGGCTGCATGGCAGCATTTATTATAATACTAACAATAAAGTTTATTGTATATAAACATATTAACTATATATCTTTACAAGAATCATTAAATCTTATAGGATTACCCGTGATAACTCTAGAATCTGAAGGACATAAGCTAAATTTCATTTTAGATACCGGAAGTAATGAATCTCATGTAAGTAAAGAAGCATTTGAGAAACTATGTGTAGAAAAACGTAAAACAGAAACACAAGTATATGGAGCAGGAGGTATAGCATTGTCTGTAGGTAAAGCAGACATAGAATTTACATATAAAAATGCTACATATTTAACTACATTAATAATCTCCCCCTCCCTCGATGCTACTTTTAAAGCAATTAAAGATTCTGAAGGCGCTAGTATACACGGAATTTTAGGAAATGATTTCCTTATAAAATATTCTTATATAATGGACTTTGAAAGTTTAGTTGTCTATTCTAAGCGAAATAAATATAAAATATTTTGGGACTGGTTTAAAATATAATAAATGGTATATTTAGTAACAACTGAAAATAGATTAGTTGATACTTCCTATAAGATAATAAGTGTTGAGGAGTCTTTAAAGCTCCTCAGCACATTATCTATAGTGGGTTTAGATACTGAAACCTCAGGGTTAGACTGCCACAATGACACATTATTATCTTTGCAATTAGGTTGCTATGATTTTCAAGTTGTAGTGGACTGCACTAAAATAAACATCCTACTATATAAAGACTATCTAGAATCTAATAGAGAATTCTTGTTTTGGAATGCTAAATTTGATTTGAAATGGCTTTATAAATATAATATTATTCCTAAGAAAGTTTATGATGGTTATTTAGCAGAAAAACTTATGTATTTAGGGTATCCTTCGGGGTATCACAGTATGTCGTTAAAATCTGCTGGTGAACAGTATTTAAACATAGAATTGGATAAAACTATAAGAGGACAGATTATCTGGAAAGGCTTAACAGATGACGTTATTATATATGCAGCTAAAGACGTTCAATATCTAGAGAAAATAAAGAATGCTCAATATAAAGAACTTAGTAAAAAAGAACTATTAACTGCTATAGAATATGAAAATAAGTTTGTCTTAGCACTAGCTTATGAAGAATTTTGTGGAGTAAAACTAGATCAAGAAAAGTGGTTAAATAAAATGAAATCAGATAAAGCAGCTTTAAATGAAGCAGAAACAGCTTTAAATAATTTCATTATAAATCTTGCTAAAACAGACAACAATTTTAAGAAATTTACGTTTATAAACACACAAGGAGATTTATTTGAAGGGTTTGATTTAACTCCTAAATGTACTATAAATTGGAATAGTGCGCAACAAGTAATTGAAGTATTTACTTTATTGGGATTTAATCTATTATCTAAAGATAAAAAAACTGGACAAATGAAATCTTCAGTTGATGCTAAAATAATAAAACCACAAAAGGACTTATCACCTATTGCTCCTATATATCTCAAATATAAAGCAGCACAAAAAGTAGTGAGTACTTATGGTCAAAATGTTTTAGACCAAGTCGACAAAAAAACAGGAAGGCTCTATACGCAATTTAACCAACTTGGCGCAGATACAACTAGAATAACCTCAGGAGGAAAGGACGGGAAGAAGGAATACATTAACTTCTTAAATATGCCGTCTGATGAAATGACTCGTTCTTGTTTTGTGGCAGAACTTAATAATAATTGGATATCAATAGATTATGTGGGTCAAGAAACTTACTTAATGGCATCTATAGCAAATGATAAAGCTATTCTTAAAGAACTTAATGAAGGCTCTGGAGATATTCATTCTTTAACTGCCTATATGACATATAAAGAAATTCCTAGAGATACTCCTATTAAAGAAGTCAAGAAGAAATACCATAATCTTAGACAAGAAGCTAAAGGTATTGAATTTTCAATTAATTACGGCGGAAATGCAGACACTATAGCAAGAAATAAAGGAATACCTTTAGAAGAAGCTAATAAAATCTATAATGAATATATGTCGGGTTTTAAAGGACTTAAAAAATATCAAAACTTTAGAAGAAAAGATTGGTTTGATAAAGGTTATATTTTATTAAGTCCATTAACAGGACATAAAGCATTTATATATGATTATGAAGACCTTAAAACAACACAAGAATCTTTCAAAGAACCCGGATTTTGGGATTATTATAGAGAAATGAAAAAGAATTCTCCTATGTGTGATACTGTACAAAACGTAAAACACTTCTTTAAAAGAAAATCCGAAAATGAGAGGTGCAGTATTAACTTTCCTATACAAGCTGCAGGTTCTTTTTGTTTAAGAGTTTCTATGATTAATTTCTTTGAATGGCTCAGAAAAGAAAATTTATTATTTAAAGTTCTTATATGTATAACTCCTTACGATGAATTTGATGTAGAAGCTCCTAAAGGAATCGCCGAAAGAGTTGCATTAAAGCTTAAAGAATTTATGGTAAAAGCTGGTGCATATTTTTGCGATAAATGCAAACTAGATGCCGATATAAGTTATGATAAAAATGGCCATCTTCCAACTTATTGGATACATTAATTATGAAGAATAAAGAAGTATGTAAAGAATTTATCTGCCGTAGAGTAGCATCAGGGAGTAATTTAATTTCAACAGGGGATAAGTTATTTTCTTATAATACCTGTATAGCACAATGGTATCCTAATGGAGTAATATATAATGAAACTAAGTATTCATCTACTACCAGTAGGCATCAAAGCTATTTAAAAAGTGCTATTACCCATAATATAGGATGGGAAAGAGCGGTAATAATAGATAATATAAATTTTAATACAAGAGACTTAACATCTGATTATGAAAGAGTATATATGTAAAAAAGATTTTTATATTGAGGATACACAGTTTGCTAAAGAAGGAGATCACGTTATATTAATGCCGGATAATAATACTGTAGTTAATACTAATGGTAACCAAAAAGTAACTTGTATGCCTCAAATTGTAGGGGATAAAGAATTTTTTACTCCCACATTTGAACGTATAAAACCTGACATGGTTAATTCTCCTTCTCATTATTCTTGGTTAAAAGATAAGTGTGGTATTGAAGTAATTGATATTGCAAGACATTTAGATTTTGACTTAGGTAATGCAATTAAATACATACTTAGAGCGGGGAGGAAGAGGGATGCAATAGAAGATCTAAAGAAGGCTATATGGTATTTAAATGATAAAATAAAACTATTAGAAAAATGAAAATAATTAAATTTGGTGCACCTTGGTGTGGTCAATGTAAGGTAATGGTTAGTGAACTCAAGGAAACACCTTTAGATGTTCCTGTTGAAGAAATTAGTGTAGATAATGATGAAAAAGATTTAACTACCTTATTCGGTGTTAGATCTCTTCCCACACTGATCTTACTTAAAGGTGATAATGAAATTAAACGTTGGGTAGGACTTACAAAGCCCTCGGAAATAAATGATTATATTAAATCTATATGATTTGGGCATTAGCATTAATAGTACTTATAATACTATTTTGGATAATTAAAATAAGTATAGATATTAAATACTTATTTGAAGAGTTTGAAAAACAGTATCCACATTTATTTGACCCTAAAGACGATGAAACTGATTAAACCTTCAATAGAAATAATGCATATACCTCTTGATTTTAAAGAGGCTTTAGAACAGATAGAATTGGCAGCAAGAGTGTGCTATAAATCAGAATGTAATATACAATATGATGATGATAATAGAAGTATTACTGCTGAACCATTTGTATCTAAATTATTAAATGTATATAAACATAGAAGTGTTGCAGAACACGGTACTATATATTTAACAGTACCTAAAAATTGTAGTGTGTCAGAACTTGATTGGATATGGTTTTTAGTAGCAAATCCATACACCAAATTTAATGAAGATGATAATTATGATTATATAACAACTAATTATAGAGTTATAGTCGATAATAATCTACAAAAAGCGCTTAAATTTCTAAGTACACCCACCGATAAACATGAAAAAAGAATTACTGTAAGGTTTATATGTAGTAGAGTATGTGCACAACAGTTAACAAGACATAGATGTGCTTCATTTTCTATGGAAAGTCAACGTTTTTGCTCCTATGATAAGGGTAAATTTAATAATGAAATTACTTTTATTTATCTTGGTGAAGGCATAAATCCTATACAAGCAGAGTTATACCAACATGCTGAACATGTTTATATGGAGCTTATAGATAAAGGTTTTAAACCTCAAGAAGCAAGAATGGTTTTACCTAACGCTACTAAAACTGAACTAGTAATGACCGCTTTTCAAAGTGATTGGAGTAACATATTTGAATTACGTTGCTCTAATAAAGCAGACGAGGAAATTAGATTATTATGTACAACACTTAAAGAAAAAATAAATGCGTATTAAAACTAATTGGAATTTATATATTAAAGATTTAAAAGAAAAACCCTTATATGCAGAATGTATAATAGAGAAGAAGGGGGAAAAATACCCCGAAGATGTTATATATTCTTTTAATCCTAGAGATAAAGAACATTTCGATTCTGTAGAAGAGTTTATTAAATTCATTAAAAAAAGTAAAAGTGAGTTCGAATTGATAGATTGTTATTTTAAGAGTAAATGATTATAGGGGGAGGAGAAAGAATTATTTCTTCTCCTCTTCCCCTATTCCTAATTTAGATATTATAATCAGTAACATGTTTAAGAAGTTAAAGAAAAAAATTAAATTGTGGAATGAATACCACAATCCATTTTTTCCATGGTATAAAGCAAGAAAAAAGTTTAAAAGACCTAAAGCACATTTTATATATGAAAAAAATGTATGGTTTTACGGAATGCCTATTAATAAGGAATTATATAATCCTATTTTAAGTATTCATTTGTCTTCCTTAGGTTGGAAAACCAAGTATGAAATGTTTAGGCATGAATGGGATCCATATATAGATATTTGCTTCTTTAGAAAATATCACTTTATGTGGGTTTTCAATTATGCTAAAACTATTGAAAATAAAGCAACCGACGAAGATTTTAATAAGTCTTATACTGATAATATATATTATTGGGAATCAATGTTAGAATATTTATATGGCAAAAAATTATAAACTTTGGAATGTAGGAGAAAAAGTTGTAATAACCAGAACTGGACCTAAAAATAATGATTTAGGTAAAGAAGGAGTTATTACTTGTGTCAGAAATAGTTTTTGTAAAATACTTATTGATGGTAAAGAATACAACCATACTTACGGACAATTTAAAAGAATTGAAGAATGAAATTAACATATACTGATGGATGCACTACCTATAATTTAAGTATTGACGGTAAATGTGCAGAAGATCTTACTGTAGATGAAAAGAAAGAAATAATGAAATCATTAATTGACAAATATGAAGATATTTGTGATTTTAAAAATATGATTATAGATTTCCTTGAAATGAATGCAGAACCCGAATTTAAATACCACTGTGATCAATGCGGTGATAGTGTTTATGAATATACTTTAGAGATATGAATAGTTTTAACGTAATAATTGAAGATAATGGTAAGTTCATTCCTTATGATGTAATACCTTATCTTTATGAAAGGTACAAAAAATCAAAACCAAAACCCAAAACTCACGAAAATTTAAAAGCATGGATTAAAAATGAATCTATGCGACAATGGTGGAGTCGCTGTGAATATGAAATAATAATATCGGATTGGCCGCCATCAGGCAAAGAAGAAAAATGGGATGTGTATAAGCAAATAGAAATAAATCTTGATTTAATAACTAGTATCTTAGAAAAAGAAATTAAAAAGAAATAAAATACATAATACTTTAATTAAATGTGAATGAAATATATAATACTTTATTTGACATTGGAAAATGGAGACCATATTCCAAATTATAATGTGGTATCTTCTAAAGAAAACATTTTAAGTTTTATAGAAAAAGCTAAGAAAGATTATTTAGCTTGTAACTTTAGAATATTTGAACTTGGTTCTGAAATAACTGAAGAATATGAAATATATAATCCTATATGATTGGGAGGGCGGTAATACCGCCACCCAAACAGACTATGAAATAGCCACTTCTTTACATGAAGTGCAGGAAATAGTTGACAATATACCCAAAGAAGTTGGGCGAAGTTATATTGAAGTCTTTGAGTTGGGCGATGATATTAGTACTAAATTTATAGGAACTAAAATTGAATGGCAATGACTATTGAAGAATATAACAAAATAAAGGCTTCCCTTGATGAAGCAAAAAGATACATTGAAGTTATTAGCTGTTGTGAATCTTTAGATAAATATAAAGATAAAAAGAAACTGGAAATTAAAATAAATGTAGGTGATGAATCTGATTTTTATTCCTGGAGAGTTTGGACACTAAATAGCTATGATGAAGATCTTCTTCTTGATGTTATGAGTGCTATTAAAAAGTATCAAGCGAGGCTAATTGATAAGTTGGAAGGATTATAATGAATTTTAAATATATAGTCATATATTCAAGTTATTCAAAAAGAAAGAAAAGAAAAAAATTAATTCAAAAGAGCTTTGGAATCTTGATATAACAATTATTGAATGGCTTGTCCCGAGACTTAAAGCTTTTAGAGAACAGACAGAAGGTTATCCTGGTGATATTACTGAAGAAGAATGGGATAATATCCTTGATAAAATTATCACAGGCCTCGAAGCTTATAAAGCAGAACATGATTGGGATGATAATATCTCAAAGAAAGAAAATATGGAGTGTGCTAAAATATTCTATGCCGATAAAAATGCAAAGTTTCAAGAAGCTATGCGATTATTAGCTAAACATTTTAAAAAAGTCTTTGATGGTAACGGTAATTCCGAAAGAAATAACAATTCTCAAGCATAAAATCAAAGTCATACATGTAAGGACTTTGGAAGATAAGTTTGGTGAATTTGATCCTGTAAAACTTGAGATAAAAATTGCCCAATATGCACTTTCAAATGATAAGGAAGTTGCTTTATCCTCTGAGCAAGTACTTCATACGTTTTGGCACGAAGTCTTCCACGTCTTTCAATGGTTTTATGAAGGAGAATATAATGAAGGTCAATCCCAGACTTACGCAGGGTTTATGTTAGAGGTTTTTGATGCAATAGAGAAAATAAGTAAAGATATAAAATGTTCTTAATGGGATTTATTATGGGGCTTTTAACAGGTCTATTTATCACATGTGTAGTTGGTATGTATTTACAAAAAGGTGATTAATATGATGGCATTATATATTATAGGAACCCTTTTCGCAATTATGTTAATTATAAGCTATTTTTATAGAGTATATGAAAATACTCAATGTAAAAAAGAAGGTATAAAACAAGACAAATGTCCTAACTTTAAAGAACCACATAAATTTTATTATCTAATTAAATGGTGGTCTATTTTAGATAAAAACCATCCATTTTCAAATAATGTATATAGTAATGGAGATGTTTCCCAAGTTAGAAAAATAATAAAGAAATTGAGAAAAAGGTATGGAGCCACTCTTAATTATGTTGTATACGAACAAAGAGATTTAACTGATTTTATTGATTGGGAATGAGTTTTACAGTTTTACTATATTACCCCTATATTTAAAAATTATGGGAAAGAGATATTTAAGCACAACAGATGGAATAATCTTAGTCTTTATTATTGGATTATTAACTTTAGTGACTTGGTCTCTCAGTGAAAAGGTTGACAACCTTTCTATAGAAATAGTTCAAATAGAAAAGCAAATAGATACAATAAAATAAATAATTATATTAATTAATGAGATTAATAAGAAATGAGCAAACTATTAGAAAGTCTTGAAAATTACTTCAGGAATACACCGAAAGAGCAATTAGACAAAGACTGGGAAGAAATTGAATATCTCAATGAAATCGGTCCTGATGTCTTTGAGTATGCTGAATTTGTAAAAAATCAACATTTTATACCATCTTGTTGGAAAGAGGGAGAACAGGAGAAAGAATATAATGCAACAAACACTTCTATAAGCGTAGATAAGTGATTTAATATATTTTAAGACTCTAAAATTAAATGTTTTAGACAATTTATTATATAAATAAATAATATAACAACTTAAAACAAAAGTCTTTGTAAGTCTTTAGATGCTGTTGAAAATTGCATAGAGCGTCTCAAAAGTAAATATGAAATTCAATGGTTAAAAGTATTTCCAATGTCATCTGAATTGACACAATATGGCATAGATAATGGGGTTAAATCCTCTGTTCTCTAAACCAACTCAATTAAACTTTTAAAAGAAGTACTGGGGAATTAAATATCGATGGTAGTCTATTAAAGCCATAATAAGGAGAATTCCTAAATGGAATCTCCCCATTGGAGCTATTGTCAAGGTAGATAGGAGAATGAATTATGTTTTTCAAATTAAAAAATGATATGGGAACAAATTTCTATATAAAAAAATATATGACTTCTGAACAAAAAAAGAAAGTCATAGATGCTATCAATAATGACCAATATGATGAAGCCAGAGATATTATAGCTGAAGTTGGGGAGATTCACATAGGGAAAAGATCTTGTGGATGGAAATTTCTTTGGGATGCAAATGACTTCAAGTATTTTAAACCCACTAAAGAATCCCTCATTGAATGGCTTAAATCGGGCCAGATCGTTGACGAGTATGGACAAGAATATACTTTTATGGAGTTTTGGAATGATGCATTAGATGGATTTTGGGAAGGATATGATGCAATAACCTATGAAAAAGATTATCCTGGAAGAGGGCATTGGCGTAATCCATGTGCTATATTTTACGGTATACCAGTAACGCTTGGAGAATTTTATATAGATGATTTACGTTTTAGTATATATACAGATTTTGGATAATGGGAATAACATATAAAAGAAAAACTAATAAAAAAGCAACTCTTAAATTAATGAGTGCAATAAGTTCATATTTATTTGAACAGGAATGTGATGAACTTAAAGGAGTTGGTAATACGTATATAAATAAAATAAAAGAAGCATGTAAGGTTCTTACTTCTATAGTAAATAAAAATTAGTTGAACCATTATAAATAGGGGGGTAAGTTGCGGCATATGCTGCTTCTTGCCCCCTTATTTTTTTTATAAGTAAGATATACATTTATTTAGAATTTATTGTGTTATAAGAAATTAATTAGTAATTTTGTACTATTAAACAAAATATAAATATGGGAAAGTGTTATATAACATCTGACTTAGATAGAGCTGTAGCTAAAGCCGCCGGTAATTTCATGGGGAAAGGAAGTACAGCGCGGTACTTTGCATATATGCGAGGGCTATATGATGAGAAAAATGGTGATTAGAATTGGAAAGCCATGAGTGTTGAAGAAGTAAAAAATCTTTTAACAAAATTTGAAGGAGATTTAAGAAAAGAAGATACTAGAAAAATAAAAGCGTCTGGTACAAATGCTTCTGATATGTTTGTACAACTTCAATAGGAAATTCCCGATGCAGTAATTAGAGAAACTAGAATTAGCTGGATTAGTCACCTGTTTAGTGAAACTGTAGATAGAATAGCAGAAAATGACTCTAGGTCTTTGGGTCTGGATAGAAAATTTATTATTAAAGGAACTATTGACGAAGAAGGTAATACTATTTTTGGATAGAGTTACATATTTAATGCTATGTATAGAATACTTGGATCAAAATTTACCAGTGCTTGGGATACATATAAAAGCACTGATTCAAATATAACAGAAGAATAGAAAAAACAAGCATTATATAAAGCACAGCAAATACGTTTAGTTTTAAGAAATTGGCCAGCATTTGTAACTATTGCTAGGCTTAGAATTAGAGATATTGAAGGAATAAAGTTAGGAGCCTTTAATGATTTTACAGCTGATGCAGATGAAGGTAATTTTGAAATAGAGAATTTACAAGAAAAAATTGATATAGAAGAAACTTCTATTAGAGAAGGGTGGTAGGAAATAGCAGAATCTATGTCAGCATATGCTTCAATAGGCGCAGAAGTTAGAGAACTACTAGCTTCTATACCACAACGTAATTAGTTTGGAGAGGTGGAAAAAGATGATTTAGGCAACACTAAGTATTTAGATCCTTTATAGGTACACCAGACTTTATTAGATGCAGTAAGAGGTTCTACTTCTGAAGCAAGTATGCTTAGAAAGCTTACAAAATATGTTAATTCTCAGTATAAGGAAAGTCATAGTAAAACAGGAGCAAATAGAAGAAGATATTGGTTAGCCCCTATATTAGATAAGTTGACTTTATCTGTAGAAGATGATGATGGTGGAATTACTATATTTGAAACTACTTAGGATTATCTAGATGCACTATCGGAAGAGCAAAAAAAACTAGCAGTAGCAATTGCTTAGGGAGATTAGGAAAACATAGAAATACTAACTGACAATATAGAAGGTATGAAAGAATCTGTAGAAAGAGCAGCAAGGTTAAGAAGTAAAGTTTTTGCCGATTTAAAGCGCAATTTTCAACCTTTATATGTAGTACAGGAAGTTTTTGAGAAAGGGGTACATTATTTAAAAACTACATGTTTAAATGATAAAAAAGGTTTCAGTTTTTCAGAATAGGCACAAGCAAATCTAAAGAGAGGGCGTTCTGAAAAAGATGAAACTAACCCTCTTATTTCTAAAAGAGGAAGTAATGCACTTCCATAGGTTAGCAAAGAAAATGTAGATGCACTTGCAAAATTTATAGAAAACAAATTCATTAAGGGTGAAAATGTAGATCTTATTAGTGGTAAATCATCATCGTGGTTTATGACAAAATCTGAGGATGAAAGCACTAAATAGGAAAAAATATCTGCAGTTCAGTATATTGGCAAGACTCTTGGATTTAATATTTCAAACGAAGCTGCTACTAAGATTGTAACAAATTCTAGATATGCAAAGAGATTTCAAACTGCCATGTAGAACCTTCATAAATATGGATTAACCCATTCTTAGATGGCCAAACAATTTAAAAATGGAGGAAGTTTAAATATTATTGACTTTTTAAATGTTAAACCGGGAGGTTCTGTAAGTGAAAAAGGTGCAGTTACCGAAGCAATCGAGGTAATAGGTGATGTAATATCTGCAGTAACAACTACCTAGGAAGTACGAGTTTCCTATAAAGATAAAAAAGGTAAAAATACAATGTTATCCAGTGATGTATTGCCTTCCTATTTAGGAGATTTTGTAGAAGACATTAAGGAATTTGTTGATAATAAAGATACTGCAGGTCTTAGAAGTTTCCTTGAAGAGAGGTACTTTAATAACTGTCCAATGTTTGCTGTAAAAGATGAAAATGGAAACTGGAAAATCCATAATATATGGTTAAGAGAATTATATAATTCAGATCTTTCTGAAGACGGAAATTTTGCAGAAATATTTGGCTCATTTAGACTTTTAGGGGACTCTAAAAATACAGGCGCTAAAAGGTTTGAAAACTATACTAAAAAACGTCATGCCTGGTCAATGCTGGAGTTGTTTTTAGCCCCAAGAAAACTTGCAGGCACAAAAGATAACAAAAAGGATTATGCTAATTATCCTTTATTTGTTTTAGGAGATAGTGGTGTTTGTAAAAATATAACTGCAAAATATTATACAAGAGATACAGTAATGAAAGAGCTTGTGAGTCTAGCAAATACTGAAGTTGAACGTGCTAGATTGGTTTTAGAAATGAACCAAACATGTGAATTAAATGGTTGGGAAAAGCTGGAAACTTTTAGTGATGAAAATGCAGTATTAAAATTTACTTCTTTGCCCTTTTTAAATGATTACTTAGAGCTGAGAAAAGTTTAGGAAGTCAACCCCATAACCCAGGAGACAAAAACTGTTATAAAAGTATTTGATAAATTATCAGAAGAAGAAAAAGACTAGGGTAAAAAGGCTCAGGTTGTAAATGATGTTTATATAGAAACTTGCATAAGACAAGCCATTGATAGGGATTTTGAAAATTTCTATAGACAGATAAGTGGAAATGAGGCTTTGAAATCAGATTCAGATATGGGGCTTACAAATCTAAACTCTGGTAATAATGTTCCCTTATATTTAAGTGGGTTTTTGACAAAAAAGGAAATAGCAGATGCGCCAGAGAAAAGTAAAGAAGAAATGCAGGCATTACTAAAAGAAAGGGTAAAAGATTTCTATGCTAATTATAAATTAGCAACAGCTTGTCAATTATAGATGTTTACTATAGATGCAGGTTTTTATGGTAATACTGAAAATTTACAAAAAAGGTATAAAGAACTGCATGCTCCTGGAACAAAGGTATCAGATGATGCATTAGATTGGAAACTCGATAAACTTGCTATAGAAAACGGCGAAGAGCGTGTAGTATACTTTGATGACATAAGTATAAGTGCAGATGAAATGGATCCCGGATTTATGGATATTATTAAAGCTAGATTTGGAACTAGCGATCCAAGTGTTGTAGATGCCTATACTAAGAATACTTTAACTGATGGCCAGGGTTATAGAACTCTAGAAAGCTATAGAAAAGTTATGATTGCTGCAGGTAAATGGAACGACTATCTAGAGCAGACTTATGATAAGATACAAGTCATCAGAGACAGAATGAGAGCAACAGGAAAAGAGCAGTTAGAGCCTGAAGAAATAACATAGTTGACGTAGTTGTTCGTAATATTCCAGCCATTAAAACCTTATTTATATACAATTGAAGATATTGGTGTAAGTAACGGTAGAATGCTTAAAGTTCCTGTACAACATAAATATGCAGAAGTTATTATTATTCCTGAACTTTGTGTCCCCGGCTCTAACCTTCGCGCTTTGGGAGAAGCTATGGAAGAAAATAATATAGATGTAGTTTGTTCTACTAAATGTGTTAAAGTGGGATCATTTGGATCTATGGCTTTAGACTTTAAAACAAATGATAAAGGGCAGTTTGTAGATAAATTTGATGATATTATTAAAGGTATAGACGAAAATGGAAATATAATAGACTCTCCTAATGTAACAAGAACACAGCAACGTGCTTATATAAAGAAGTATGGAGAAGAGGGATTACAAAGGATAACTCCTTAGACTATTAAAGATTCTATGCAAGTAATTAGAGATTCACAAGGCGCTTATGTTCATAAATTAAAATATCGTGATTATAGAATACAAACTAATGTTCCTGCACATATAAATGCCTCTAATCTATTTGGCACTTAGATTAGAAAAATTATAATGACAGGAATTGATAAAAATGGTAACTATAGTAGTTATTTAGGAAATTCAGAAAAAGTAAATTTAGGAGACGGTTTAGTAGATCTTAATGGTAATAGGCTTATATAGTTCTACAATCAATTAATTGTTGCAAATGTTTTAGAAGGCTATCGTGATTTTGAAAAAGCTATAGATTCTATGGATAAAGTAAGTAAGTCTCTAATTTAGAATGTTATAGCTAATAGTAGAGAAGATGAAGCTAATATAATGGCGTATTGTCTTACAGGTGACGGTTAGTTTTTAGTTCCCTTATATGAGCTAGGAATAGAACATAATACATCACAAGCCCTAATTTCTTTATTTAAAAAAATGGTTAATAAATAGAGAATATAGGGAGGCGCATTAGTTTAGGCATCTGCTTGGGGAATAACTAAAATTGAAGAGGGATCTAAAGATTATGGCGATCTAGACTGGCATACTGTTGAAGAAGGTAAAAATGGTAATATAGTCTATGGAGATTGTGAAATACCATTTGATTTTAAATGGACAGATCAGTTCGGAAGAGAACATTAGTTAGATTTTAATGACTATTGTAATCCTGATGGTACTTTTAAAATGTCGGGAAGAAAACTTAATATAGGAGGCATTATTATAGATGAAACTTTAATAGAAAAAGACTATCCCGGAATACTTGATATAGTATCTTATAGAATACCTACAGAATCTCAATACTCTATGATGCGTCTTAGAGTGAAAAGATGTACATTACCAACACAAGGAGGTGTTATCAGAGTTCCTGCACAAGGCACTACAACTGCAGGATTTGACTTTAAGCTATATTGAAGTCATTAAATTGTGTTAATTGCTGGGAACCCTTATAAAAGTCATCAATTTATATGGAAATCAGCAGCCAAGCTAGTTGAAATACTAGAAGGTTCAACGACTAAATAAATCATAGAAATAACATACGTTAATCGTTATGAAAAGTAAATTAAATAAAGATAGTAGAAATTTATTAATAGGATTATTATTAGGAGATGGTACAATATCTAATAATAATGTGTTTAAAATAGCCCATTCAGAGAAGCAAAAAGATTATTTAGAATGGAAAATAAAGCAGCTTAAAAATCATGGAATACGAAATAATGGCGTTAAAACTTATATTAAAAAGGGTGGATATAATTCAGGAGTTCCTGTATATTACACACAGCTAAATATAATACCATTTATTAAAGTGTTAAGACGTGTATTTTATAAAGGCAAGAAAATTATTGGAAATAGGAAGTTATTAAATAGATTAAATGCTTTAGGTATTGCCGTTTGGTATATGGATGATGGGCATATAAATATTAGAAAGTACAATGGAAAACCTTGTGGATTTTATATAAAAATCTCCACATGTGAACCTAAAGAAGAGGTACAAATAATAATAGACTATTTCAAAGAAGTTTGGGGAATAAATTTCTACATGTTTCATGAAGGTCATAAAGAGAATAGCTATTCTTTATGTTGTGGTGCTAAAGAGGGGATTAAATTTATAGAAATTGTTAAACCTTATGTACAGCAAGTTCCTTCAATGATATATAAAATAAATTATGATTTATCTCAAAGAAAAAGAAGTATTTGAGAGTACCCTTAAATGGGGAAATGCACAACATGCTACTAGCATGAAGATATAGTCTACTCTTTACAAAATAAATAATGTAAAGTATATAGGGATATTGACAAATTATATTTAATGCGTAAATAGTTTTCTTTTGTATAGCGTTATGAAAGTGAAGATGAAGATATAACTGAAGAAGAAAAAAACACAGTATGGGCTAAAATTTATAATGAAAACCCGTCAATTAAAAATCATTTAGAACAAACAAAAAAATAGTGGGAAGAAAATCCCGCAAATAAAAATAAGTCTCACAAGAAGTCATTAAATTCCTTTTGGGATGAAAGCGAGTATTTAAAGAATAATTATGATAAGAATGAAATTTTTAGTAATGCATTATTGGACTTAATAAATCAAGGAGTTCTTGCCCCATTAGAAAAAATAGTAAACATAACTCGTAAACAAACTTATAAGTATAACCTTAATAAAAGGGTTATGGATAGTTATGATGAAACTGGTAAGTTAATAAGAGGTAATAATAGAATTGCTAGGAACAATATGCTTTTAGATCTTATTATAAAGCGTCTTGAAGATCCTGAAACTCTTGATGAAAGATTTCAGCCGGGTGAGTTTAAAAATGCAAAGCAGTCTGCTAAAATAATGCGTATATTAACACTGTCAGATAAATCATTTGAAGATTATGTACTTAATGGGAAAAAAATGAACTTTTCTGAAATAGAAAATAGTGCTAACAAAATTGCAGACCCAAAACCTAACTATGATTATACTGACCCCTTGACATTATTAACTTATAATGAGTAGAATTAGGTTGCAGGAAAATTAATTGGTATATTTGCAAACCAAAATGTAAACTATGCTATTTCTACAATGTTATACAAATATAATCTTAATAGCCCTATAGCTTTTGGAGATCATATGCAGGGATTGTCAGATTTAATACATGCTCCTTCTGCTAAAAAAACTTGTGCCGAACTTCTTTCTGCATCTGTAGATGCTGTTAAAGATCCTGTATTGAATTATTTAAATCTCAATGAGATTACTGCTAATGCTGCAGCAGTATTAGCTAGATTGGGATATTCTACTACAGAAATAGGGTTACTATTAAATTAGCCGGTAATTAAAGATCTGTGCTAGTTTGCATTAAATAGTGGTAGAAGTACTAGTAGTGCTTTAAACCATTATATGAAGAAATATGCAGGAATAAAGCTTGTTGGTAATGAGTCTAAAACATATTTAACTTCTAATGCATTGGCAAATAACATAGTTATAAATAGTGCTAGAAATTCTGTAAAAGCTGAAGTTAGAAATGCTGCAGATTTAAAAACCCAAAATTATGATTTTCAAAGAGGATAGGCTGCAGTACTATAGTTATTTTCTGAAATTTTAGGAGTTACTAAAGAAGTTTCAGACTTTGTAACAAATACTAAATTTACTGCTGCTAATGCTGTTTCTGTGTCATTTGGTAGCATGATTGCTCAATAGTTAAAAGTTAAAAGATATATAGAGGATTAGGCAAATGCAGTATTAGACTAGAAAAACGGCAAATCCTCATTAAAAACATCTATGATAGTCTCTGAAATGCACGGTGATTCAAAAAGATTTATAGGAATGCCAAATATAAATGTTGATGATTGGAGTTATTTGAGATCCATCGATTTTAACCCCTTTGCATACGAACAATGTATGTTTGATATGAATAGAAGAGCATTAGAAAAAATGGCAGACTACTTTCCTTATAGAAGTCCACTATATAAAGAAACAACAGACTACTTTGATGAAATGGCTAGCTATCCTATGGATGAAGATACTGTAAATGATATTATACATGATATAATGGTGTATAAAATGGGGTCAATGCCTGGTAATAGATTTAATAAAAACACTCTTATAAAAACCAATGATGGACAAATTATGACATAGGAACAATACTATAAATATGTGTTTCCTGATATTATAATGAATTCATCAGAGTGGGAAACATCTTTTGATGAAAAGATAACAAATGCTTTAAAGTTACTAAATAACTATGGTATTTTATCAGTTGAGTCTCATAGTGAATGGTATACTAAAGATCGTATACCAACACGAAGAACTTGGTATACCTTTGGTTTAAGAGGGTCTGCTAATCTAGACTTTGATAAAAAACAAATAACAGCTTTATTTGAAGAACTTTATGATGATCCTAAAACAAGATGGTTTATTGAAGACTTATATATGTATGACTTTTTCTAGGGAGAAAGGGGGTTTGGTCCCAAAAGTTTCACATCTTACTTGCCGCAGTCTATTACTGCTAATATAACTATGTATATTGATGGTAATGGTAACCCTGTAACATATAGAGATTGGTTAATTAAACATAAAAACGAAGGATTTGGAATAGAAGGTAATGCTAAAAATAATATAATAACTTATTATATTAGAAGGCATAGTGACAACAGACGATTTGTAAAAGAGCTCTACTCTAATGACACCTATTATAACTATTTTAAAAACAAAATTAAGAATGAACAAGGTGTTATTTCCTAGAGTATAGAGGTTTCTACAGACAAAGAATTTGAAAGTGTTGATAATAAAGGACGATCTGAAGTTATAGACAATCCATTATATAATGCATAGAAAAATGCTTTTGTCCCTGCTTTTACTATAAATATAAATGGAACTGATTATTTGTATATATGTAAAAGTAACATAAGTGATTTTAATAAACCTAATGGGCCATTAATGGAATATGAAAGATTTACCCCATTAAAGCCCGGATTTACTGAATATAATATAGGAACAACTTCTGAAGAAACAGAAAAAGAAAAAGCAGTAAACCAAGAAAATTTAATTGGAGTATTTGATGAATCAGATATGAAGAAGCCGGTTACATATGCATCACTATATGAATAGGCTAAAAAAGAAACACAAGAAAAATCATATGAAGATGCAATAGTAGAAAAAATGGACCCGACACTTAGGAATATATATGAAACTTCTAGTGAAGAAGGTAAACGTGAAATTTTAAATGATATTAAAAATAATAAAAAGTGCTATGCAATGAATGATGATGGCACTATTAGTAAAACTGAACTTTGTTAATTATGGGATTTTGTATAATTAAACCTAATAAACACCAATTATGGGATGAAATTGCAGAAGTAGTTGGAAATGAAAACAGAGGGCTTATAAAATATTGGTATAATGTTGCTCACGATAATAGGTTTTTAGAAGCTTCTGCTAATGATATAGTCTTAAATGAGGAGGGGGAACCCACGTTCTCCTCCTTATTAAAGGCTGCTAATACAACAGAATATAATGAAAAAATAAAAGAAACCCTTAATAAAAAAATAGGTGCAGGAGAGATGACATATAAAGAGGCTTGTGAAAAGCTGTTTAACTTTAATAAGAACTCTAATTATAATGATAAATATCTAGCAACTATTCAAAGAACTGAGGGAGGGAAAGTGCGTTTATTCATAACAGAAAAGACAAACAAAACAACTAAAGACCTGTACAAACAATTAAAAAATGGTTCTATAGCAGAAAGATTGTAGGCAAAACTAAATGAATGTGGTGTTACCTATGAATTTCTTGAAAATGCTAAATTTGAAGGTAGATATAGTACCATGAATAGTGAAAGGGTTCTTAATGGATTAAATGCTTTAATATCTATTAGAGATGGTCATATTGTAGATGAAACTTTAGCTGAAGAGGCAGGCCACTTTGTTATAGGCTCTTTAAGAGACTCTGCACTGGTAAAAAGACTTGAAAATGCATTAAATACCGATGTTATTAAAGACATTTTTGGAGAAGAATTAGAAAATAAAAATTTCGGTGCTTAGCCAAGAAGAGAGGTTGCAGGTTATTTAGTTGGATAGGCATTGTTAAATAAATTAACCCATAATAATGTTTGGAATAAACTTGCTAATAGAATCGCATACATATCTAAAAAAATATTTGCAAAGATTACTAGAAATGATACTTTAAAACTTAAGAATGAAGCTATTAATAATGCTAACTAGTTAGCAAAAAGCTTCTTAAATGATGCAGAATTTGAAGGAACTGTAGAGGAAGCATTAGAAACTAAAGAAACTTTTTATCAGGCAGATAAACATGCAATTGAACGTACATTTGAAGGTGTTAGAAATACCTTAATGAAGCTTAGAGATGTTCTATCTATATATGATAAAGAAGCGGCATCTGCCGTTAATGGTATAATTAATGCCGCAGCTAAAGATTATTCAAATATTGATATGATTATGCGTCAACAGGCAACTAATGGACTATTTATGTTTATAGATGGTTTAATGGGGCAAATAGCCCCTATTAGGAAACAAATGGCTGTTGTTAGATAGCATATGGAAAGTAATTCCGATTACTGGAATAATTTTGTTTAGGATGGTAAAACATTAAGACAATATAGAGATACTGTAAAAGCTGTTGTTGAGTGCATTGACATTATAAATAAATATGTATAGACTTTATCTCCTGAATCTAAAGATTATAATTAGAGAACTGTATTTATGGATGAGGGGGGAGGAGTTTTAAAGGAAACTACCCAATACTTAAAGAACATTGCCTTCGAACTTCAAAATCTTATTAAAGGAGAAAACACTAATTTAGAAAATGAAGTGTTTGACTTAACTA